GTTTGATGCAAGGACTGCCCGTCCAGTTCGGCCCGCGCTCCAATCGCATCGAAATCGTTGAGGTTTTACTGGCCGAGATGACCCTGATCGTGCAGCGAATCGAACAACAGCAGCAGTCCATGGCCAAGCCCGAACAGTTAATTGGCCTCCAGATGGTCGGTCAGACCATTGGCGAGCAACTCCAGATTCTGAGTGATGATAAAGAGCAGAAGGAGCGCGTGCGCCAGTATGGTGACGGCTTGGGTCAGCTGATGAACATGGTTAAGGCGTACGGGCAACGGTTGCAGCAAGCCATGGAAGCTGCCGCCCAGCAGAACGGCAACGGCCAAGCCCAAGTTGACCCGAAAGACTTGGCCAAGATTCAAGGCATGCAGTTACAGGCCCAAGCCAAGGCTGCCAACACCCGCGAGAGCCACGCCCAACGCACGGCCCAGCGGCAGGTGCAATGGGAAGCCGAAGAAAAGCGAAAGGCGCAGCAGCATCAATTGGATATGCAACGCCAGCAAGTCGAGTTGCAGACCGATGTAGCCGCGACCGATGTTGAGACGGCTGCCGAGATTCGCCGAGAGAACGCCAAGGCTGCTGCGGAGCCTAAGGAGAAGGCGAAATGAACCTGACGCCCAGGGCCCGGTTCCAGTCCAACGTCCAACAATCGCGGGCTCATCAGGATTTGGTTGTTAGTGAAGGTTTCAGGACAGCTTGTGAGGCTGCTTTGCTTGAGCAAATCCTGGGCATGCCAAACATTGCGGATCCAGCCGAGCAGGCCGCTGCCTATAACCGGATCATGGGTGCCACGGACTATATCCGTCACTTGCTTTCCATCGCTGAAACAGCCAAACCGATTTCACGTCAGCCCACCGGAAATCTCGATCACAACACACGTTGAACTATGCCAGCCGCTCCCGCCGCCCCACCACCGTCTGCTCCTGCCCAGCCTGCCCAGTCTGCCCCAAGCCCTGCCACGCCAGCCAAAGCGCCCGTGGCCACCCCGCCAAAGACTGCCCCCGCTCCGTCCGCTTTATCTTCCAGACCTTCGCGTCGTGGGGTGGTGCTGCCGGAGAAACAGCCGCAGGACCCAGCCAAGTCGGCTGAGCCGTTGGGCACGATGGATGGGGCGTTCTCTGGCATCAAAGGATTGGCCGCGCCGGAGGACGGAGACCTAATGGGCGAGGAACCAGCCAAGCCAACTGAGGAACAGAAACCAGCTGAGCAAAAAGAGCCCAGTACCGATGAACAGGTCCAGGACAAGAAAGTTGAGGAAGAGGCTGCGAAGGCCCAGCCTAAGCCGGGCGATAAGAAGACCAATCCTTGGACGTTGGTAGAAAAGTTTAAGGCTGATAATAGCCGGCTCAAACAGGAAAACACCGATCTTCGCACCAAGCAGACAGAACCGCCAAAGGAAATCACCGAGCGCCTTACTGCGCTGGAAAAGCGAAACCAAGAATTGGAGAATCATATCCGGTTCGTGGATTATTCCAAGAGCCAGGAATTTGTCGATAAGTACCAGAAACCCTACGAGGAAGCTTGGGCACGGGCTATCGGTGGGCTCAAGGGTCTTAAAGTCCAATTCCAAGATGCCCAGAGCGGTGAAACTGTTGCCCGTGACTTAACCCCAGTTGACATCGGTGCCTTGATGAACATGGATCCGGCTGCTGCCCGTGTGGAGATCAAGGCTAGGTTTCCTGATGATGCAGCCGAAGTGCGTGGATACATAGATAAGCTCCGCGATCTGCGTGATGCCCAGAATCATGCTTTGGATGAGCAAAAGTCCAAGAGTGGAGAGTGGCAGAATCAGGTGGCGCAACAACATCAGGCTATTCAGCAAAACAATTCCAAGCTCTGGAAACAGTTCAGCGATGAATCGGTGAGCAAATTCGACTTCCTGCGTCCGGTCGAGGGCGACGATGAGCGCAACAGCAAGTTGGAGAAAGCCGCCGCCTTCGTGGCTGACGCGCTCTCAGCCAAGGCCAATGACCCAAACCTCACCGAAGAACAACGCGCCACCGTCATCAAGAAGCATGTGGCACTGCGTAATCGTGCCATCGCTTACTCCGTGCTGATGCACGAAAACAAGCAACTCAAGGCCATGCTGGCCGAGAAGGAAGAGGCACTTAAAGCCTACGGCGATTCAGCGCCAACCGATGGGGAAGGCAAAGGCAAACAAGCCTCAGCCAACAACGATATTACTATCGACGGAGTAGCAGCCATGCTTAGTAAGATGGGTCGCTGACCATTTTGGTTGTTGACATAGATCCCCGCAGCTTCTATTAGCTCGACTATCCGCTTAATAAGCGGGTTCGCCGGTTCATCCTCGGCATAAAAGGATCGCAAGCCTCCGGCTTCAACGCACGTTCCCATGAACTTTTGCATTTTGAAGCTATGGCTATTTTATCTTGCGACCAATTTACCAATTTCTTGGTAGACCAACAGCCGGTCTACGACAAACTGATCCTCTCCGACATCCGGCCCACCGATTCCTGGGTGCTTAACGTTAAGACGGGCACTTTCGATGCCTATTCTGGCGTTGAACATACCCTGGACCGGTTCCGGCACGTCTTCCCCAATACCACCAAGGTCTGGAATCGGACCGAGTACGCCTCCTGCGTGGGCACGCCTTGCGATAAGACCGAGCATTGCATCGGCTGGGGCGCGACGCGCATCACTTATTTCCTGGAGGAACAAAGTTGGGCCACGCCGCTCCTTTGCTTTGACCAGATGATGCATGTGACGAAGGCCCAGGAGCATTTCCGCCAGATCATTTCCGACATCCTGCGGCCAGCGACGACCGACATCATGTCCAATTTCCTGCGCAAGCGGGCGTTGGACCATGCCGATAAGAAGTTCATCGCCAATCGGGCGATGACTCTATTCACGTTCAATTGGACGGTGGTTGGTGACGAGGAAATCTTTTTCGACACGTCAGCCGATCCGACGACGGTCTTTAAGCTCGTCCCGCAGATGCTTCAGGTGAGGTTTGAGCCGCTCATGCGCCGTGGTTACGGCGGCAAGAACCCATTCAAGGAAACTGCGCCGTATATCGAACTAGTCACCGACATCGCCACCGCCTGGGAATTGGACAAGTTGGGTGGCCAATGCGGCGGGGGCGGCGGGTCGTGCCCGACTATCGCCGGGAACTGGCGTTTCACCGAATGGTCCAGCGCCAACGCTTTCTGGCGTTACGGCTTCTCCGGCCAGATCGGTAATTACCTCGTTCGCACCGACCCGATGGGATTGCGGTTCAATTTCGTGGCTGACCGTGGCGCGGGCGCGGCTCCCAATCGTTACCGCTATCAGGTCGTCCTTCCCTATGTCAATCAGGTAACCAGTGGCGCGGGTGGCGACCCGGGCCTGGGCAGCGTTGAAAACCCGGACTTCGACAAGGCGCAATTCGCCATCACCTACATCTGGCACAAGATGGGCCTGGAAGCTCTCGTAGCCGACGCTACGCCAGTTAATCCCGAGATGCCATTCAGCAGCCGCAACTTCGGCGGGAAATGGCAGTTCGTCATGGATAACCTCGGTGAAGACGTAAACGGCTGCGTCATCGAGAACAAACGCCGCAACAAGGGCATGTTCATCGCGGACTTCAAGCTGGCCATTCGCCCGCTCTACACAGAGTTCATCAACGTGTTCCTGCATCGCCGCGAACCCTTCTGTGTGCCGGAAATAAGCAATTGCAGTGATGATCCTGGTTATCCGACTCAGGATTACGATTCTTGCAACACTCCCTGCACGCCGGAAATCACCTAACCGGTGGTAGTCACACAATGGGTGCCATCAATCCGGGGTTGGCTTGGTGGCACCCTCTTTAACCCGCATAACTTATGGCCAGCGACTACATGGATCAGCAGGACGAAGGCTCCCAGGATAACTCCAACATGGACATGGAGAACGATAGTACGCCAGAGGAAAAAATGGGGTTGGTGCCACTGTCCTTCTTCAACAAGGATGTTAAACCCGGAGACAAGGAAACGGTGGAGGTTACGGCCATCAAGGACGGAGAAGCCGTAATCAAGTGCGTTTACGGCGACAATAAGGATGACGAAGGGCCAAGCGACCAGGGAGACACAGGCGAGTCCAGCGAGCCTTCCGAAACGGAAGACTCCATGATGACCTAGTTATGAAAGCCTCATAACTATGGCCTGCGATCCAAATCAGTTGCTGGAGGATAGCAAATGCTTTTCCTGCAAGTACGACTCCCTTGGTGGACTCTACGCGGCTGTCGAGATTCTGCTTCTGTGCGCCATCCGTGACGGGGAAGACCTTCCCTGTGACCCCGATTACCTAGCCAAACAGGCTAGTTGCATCCTGGGCTGCATCCCGCCTGGGGCCATGCAGGCGGTTAAAATCAAAATCCTTTGCGACATCCTAGATGGCCTGTGACCCAAACACATTACTGGAAGATGCCAAATGCATTATGTACTGCGTGGATCGAGGATCCAATATGCCTATTATCTTGAGCCTACTGTGTTCCATCATGGACAATGGTGGTCTTACCGGGTCCACGTTCTACATCCTGACTGAGTTAGGAGAGATCATAGACAGCGAGGCAGCGGATAAATTGCGCCAAGAATGAGAATTACGTTAAACTGGCTCGGTGAGAGACTTGGATACGCTCCATCCCTGTACATCGAGTCTCGACCTAATGGTGTTCGACGAAATTCCAGTAGCCTCGGCCCATTCAGCCGCAGTTTTGGTCTTCCCATTAAAAGTGATCAGCCTACTCGTGCGCCGATTCCTAGCCTGATCGGTTCTTGTTCCCCATCGGCAATTGGACGGCTCGTAATTGCCGTCATTGTTAATGCGCTCAATGCAGTGTTTTGGAGACGGACGTGGCCCCATGTCCTTGATAAAATTTTCAAATCGCCTCCATCGCGCACAAACCTTTATGCCGCGTCCGCCGTAATTTTTGAAACTGGGATTCCTGTCGCATCGGCATCTTGTGTTGAGAAGGCCCCAAATTCTGTGTTCTGCCGTTCCGGTCAATCCGTGTGTAATCGAAGCCTTCCCCCTGATGCACCCGCAACTGACGCAATCCCCATTCCTAAGCCACTTTCCGCCGTACACAACAGTTTCCCCGCAATCGCATCTGCAAATCCATTGAGCACGGCCCTCCTGCGTCCGTTCGGGATGCAACCGCAAAACGGTGAGACTTCCAAATCTTTTGCCCGTTATATCCTTAAAGGCGTAATTCATGGCGCGAAGGATATGAGTGCGTTACCGGAAACGTCAACATTTAATCCTGGAGGTATTTACGGCTGACAAAAAAATCACGCAGCTTCCCAGCGCCGCAGCCGTAACGGCCGATGATCTTTTCGCCGTTGTCGATGATCCGAGTGGTGCGCCCATCACTAAGAAGGCCACGGCCGCTCAATTGCGCAAGTTCATCGGATGCCAACTTTATCAAGGTCGCGCCCCGGCCGCGCCCGATGATCCCACGTTGCCCGCCCTGGATTATCCAGTTGGTGGCGGCAACCTCCTTCAGTGGAACATAGGTACGGGTGCATGGATCTGATTATTCATGGCCACATGCACCACCAACGAGCTAATGCAAGCAGCGGCCTCGATGAGCAATCTGAGTCCTGGCCAACTCGAACTGATCAAGACGGTGTTGCTCTGCCGAATCCTGCACATACAAAACCCCATGGCTAGTTGCAATGTTCAGGATTTACTCGATGACTCCAGCTGTTTTGCCTGCCTGTTCCCCTTCCAGTTGTCCGTCATTCAGACCCAGTTGCTTTGCGAAATTCTCCATGCAGGCGGCGGAAGCGGAAACAGTTGCCTAATGTGCGGGGATGCGGACCCTGTGGCCGCTCCCAATTGTGAGTGCGCTCTGTACTACAACCGGAGCACGTCCAGCTTCTGGTACTGGGACGATAACCTGAGTCTTTGGGCAATGTTGATCGGTGGAATATGAAAATCCCTGATAAATATGCCTTTTGGCGTTGGCCGGCTAAGATTAGGTCCCTCTCAGCTGAGCTTGAACAGTTGAAGAGGGAACATGCACGGGTGTTGGCTGGCCAATCCAAACTCCTAGAATGGGTCAGGGTCACGCACCGACTGACTTCTCCTGCTCAGGGCATTCGGGCACTGTTACAGAATGGAAAGCGGTTGGTGCCTGTCCTAGTACTTTTACTAGGGCTACAGGCAATCTGGGCACAACCCGCCCCGCCCGTCCTTCGCTCCCCACTCACGACCAACTCGCATTTCGGACCTACTCCGACTGAGGGTCAGGTTCCGATCTGGAATGCGACAGTGAAAAAGTGGTCCAACAATGTCGTTGCAGGAGGAGCTTCCACGCCCCACACCTGGACCAACGATAACGGCACTCTCAAGCCTATCGCTTTCCCGACTAACATCCTGCTCCGGGTCAACGTGCCTGACGACGGGGTAGGAACGAACTTTTACTTCGATTCCCGGGTGAACCGGACCAATGCAGCGAGCAAACTGTTCGAAATCTACAATGGCGGCAGTAATGCGCTCACGATTGGGCCAGACGGCGGATTGTTCTCGGGTAAAGGCAATACTGGACCATTTCCGGGAGGGGTGCTCTATGGGATATTTGACACGGCACTGGGCGAAACCAATCAACAGGAGATTTTCACGCTGAGCGGCAATAGTGTGGTGGGCTATAGCGGAGCCTCGGATCTGATCATCGACACCAATTACGGTGCGCTGATTCTTTTCGCCAACAAGGAAGGCGGGGTGAAATTCACCCGATTCTCCGTTCAGGCCGGCGCGGGCGATAATCCGCAGGACTTTAACAGCTTTACCATGCAGGCGTTGGTGGACGGGGCGACCTACATGCAAATGGACCCCAATTTCAGTCTGCTTACCCGGACCAATTATCTGTTTAGCAGCAGCATTCGCATCACCAATACCGACATGCTTTTATCGCTTCAAAACAGCAACTTCCCTGTGTTGGAAGTAGACGGAGTGGGCGACCTCAGGCTGATCAAGAAGATCCCCTATCTGTGGCCTAGCAGCCAAGGCGCAGCCGGAACGGCGCTAACGAATAACGGTTCTGGCGCTCTTGGGTGGTGGCCGGTTTCGGCTGGCTCAGGCTCGGCGGGCCTGACGACCAACGCCAATCAGTTTCTCGGAGTTCCGCTCTCGATCAAGGACGGTGCGTTCCTCACTAACATCAACGTCCAATCGAGCCTAGAAGTGTCCAACGGCTGGATTTACGCTTCAGGCCCAGTCACCAATGGCACGCAACTGAACCTGCCACACCTGACAGTGTCGCGGTCAGCCGTGATCAATGCCGAGGGAGACGTGACCAATTCCAGTGCTGACTCCAACTGGAGCCTTTATCCCACGAATGTTTGGAATGACCGTCAGTTCGGTTCCCAAAACCTGACCAACTGGTCGAATATACCCACTGGCGCGATGGCCAATGTGGTCTCCACCACTTTCCTGACGAACTGGGCCAACGCCATAAGCAATCTGGCGGAAACCAAGCAACTTGGTTCAGCCAATCTCACCAATTGGTCCAACATCCCAACTGGCGCAATGGCGAACGTGGTTGCGGTTGATTATCTCACAAACTGGGCCAACTCCATCAGCAACCTCGCCCAGACCAAGCAATTCGGCTCTGCCAGCCTTACTAACTGGTCGAACATCCCCACCGGGGTAATGGCCAATGTCGTTTCCACGACATTTCTGACCAATTGGGCTAATGCGATCAGCAACTTAGCAGAAACTAAGCAATTCGGATCGGCTGTCCTGACGAATCTGGTGGCTACTGTTGGAAAGAACGTCACCAACTTCGTTTCCCTGAGCACTACCAACGCGACCAGTAAACCTCTGACCAACAGTTATACGGCTGGCACCCTGACCATGTTCGGAATCGAACAGGGCAGCGGTCACTCCATTACGATGAATGCTTCCAACATCGTAAGTGCGAATGATTGGGCGCAAACAGCCAGCACCACCAACGTCGTTGGAGTCTCGAACTGGGTTAATTCCGTTTCCAATTACGTAACGGCAGCCACTAACTCCGCGTCGGTTACCAACTGGATCGTATTTCGACAACCAGCCAGCCTGTTCCTGACCAACCTCTCAGGCACAGGCGCAATCACTAACCTTTTCACGCTATCTCTTTCCAACGCCACCATGAAACCCCTTGTGGTTGGAGTGGGGACAGCGGCCGGCGCAACCAACACTACTGGCGAGATTCGTGGACTAGAGGCGGGTGCAAACATCACGCTTACTCCGAACGGAAGCAATTACGTGATTGCGGCTTCCATTGCAGGAGGGGTGACATTTGCCGACTTGTTATGGACCAATGATCCATCTGGTAGAATTCATCCTGTCACATGGACTAACCGCCTTGAGATGCAACGACCGATAACCATTGGAACAAATCAGAACGACACGATTATTGGGGCGTCGTTGAGCACAAATGATTTCTTCGTCGCTTATAGGTCGATAACCAATGGTGAACAATACCTCCCTAGATTCGAGTTCGGGGCCTTCAGTAATGGCGCTAAATCTTCCATAGTCGGTTACATCGACGACGGATTTTCGGGACTCACCCTAAACAGCAAGCTCGATGGTGGATCCCAATTCGGGGGAGAAATTCGCATGTTGGCTGACGCAAGACACATTGCTGGCATGACATTCGTCATCACGTCTACAAACAATTTTGTGCCGTTTTCCAGTATCGGAAATGCCACCACGATAAATAATATCGGTTACGTGTTCCCTCCGGTTCAGGGCGCAGCTGGGACTGTGCTCACAAACAGCGGATCGGGTGCCTTGGGATGGTCGGCGCAACTACAACCGTCCAGCACGACGCTTACCAATCTCTCTGGCACTGGGGCGATCACGAATCTGTTCAGCCAAACGCTTTCCAACGCCACCATTAAGCCTCTCGTAGTCGGGGTTGGGAACGCGGCGGGAGCGACCAACACAACGGGAGAAATCAGGGGGCTAGAGGCGGGGGCCAACGTCACCCTTACGCCAAATGGGAGCAATTACGTGATTGCTGCCAGCGTGACTGGAGGCTCGGTGAGCTTTTCGGATTTGGTGTGGACAAATAAATTAGGAACCCTCTATCCGGTCGCTTACCCAACAAACATTGTCCTGAATCCAACTAATGATGGTTCCACTGGTCTGGAAGTGTACACAACCAACTTTCTGTTTCAAACGGATCATTACAGGAGCGGCGGTACTAACACGTTGTTTGCTGTCTTCAACGGAGGACGCAGCGCCATGGTTGTCGGAGATCAAGGCATGATGCTTGGCTCGACCAATTACATTCTAGTTCCGCAAATGTCGATTGATGCGGCATATGACGTAGCTTTCGGAGATTATCAGAATAAACTAATCAGTTTGCAGATGTATAACGGTGTTGCTGGTAATCTCTGCACTTCAGAACTAGATGTCAGCACAAACTATGGCGGGCTAAACCTTACTGCTAATAATGATGGAACCGGAAACACCCTGTTCTCAATGAGAGTAGGTAATGATTCGGCTAATTGGGAGAAGTTTGTGGCGTCGTTATTGATTCAGAATAGGGGAGGAACCCTCATCACGCCTTTCTTGATTGATCCCGGTTTTCACACTAGTCCAACCGGCTATGTTTTTGGAACTACGTATCGAACGACGAATACGCAAATGATAATGAGTCTCCAGAACAGCAATTTCCCGGTATTCGCAGTTGATGGGGTGGGCGACCTCCGAACACTGAAAAAAATCGCCTACAAGTGGCCTAGTTCTCAAGGCTCGGCCCAAACCATGCTCACCAACGACGGCTCGGGCAATCTTGGTTGGGGAACAGGTCCTGTGCTGACGACTAACGGAAATCAGTTCCTAGGTGCTCCTTTATCCATCAAGGATGGAGCCCTGCTAACCAATATAGTGGTTTATCCAACCGGAAACGGAACAGCCCCAGCGTTGACTGTGACCAACGTTCCCGGAATGGGCACAAACAGTTTCCAGGTGCTCAACACCAATGGTGTGCCTGTCATCTTCGCATTGACCAATAACGGAATCACACTTGTGGCCAGCAACGTAGCCTTCATGGGGACGCAGACCAACACTTCGAGCTTAAACATTCTGGGTGGCGTCACTAACTGGGCAGCGGTGGAAACCAGGGGAAATGCCACTAACGCAGGGTGGCTGGCCATTGCGGGCGGGTTCACCAATATCGGCGGGTCGTTGCTGACCGGGAGCGTCACGAATGGTGGGCGAGTAGACACAGCTGGTGGAGCGACCAACTGGATTGGAGCCGAGACCAAAGGCACGCTCTATGCCAGCAGCAACCTGCTGGTGAAAGCGGGTCAGGGTACGAGCAACGCCTGGGTAGGTGGGAGAATTTTTATTGATGCATCAACGGCCACAACAAACCATAGCGGGACGGCAGCTTACACGAATCTGTTCACTTACACCGTTCCCGGTAATACCCTCACCAACACTGGAGATGAATTGGAGTTTTATTTGTCGGGCCAATTTAAGTTTGCAACCACTACGACCAACGGATTCAAAGCTATCTATGGCACAGCAACCATATTCGATACCGGGCTTATTACGGCCTCGAATTGCCCGTGGGCGGTGACCATACGAATGACTCGTACAGGCAATTCTTCTCAGCGAGTAGAGAGTAAGGTCCTATGGAACGTTAGCGGTGCTGTTAACTCCGCTGGAAATGGGCCCCTTTCATGTTACGCAACGAATATGCCGTTCGCTCAAAATAATGGTATCACCAACATTTTCGTATTCCAGGGAGAATCACGGATTGCGGCAGTCATCACCAACGATTACCGGGCAATAACCTACACTCCTGGGCTTAACTGAGACATCTATGAAACGATTACTGCTTGTCCTGTTTGCGCTCCTGATGGCCATTGGGGCTTTCGCCGCCAACCCTCCCTACACGGCATTCATCGGCACCAACGGCATCCTCATAAGGTCGAATGTGGGTATCGGTAAAATCCTCGTGGACGGCGGCGGCATAACCAACGGGTCCAGCCCGGTCTTTGTCACGACCAATCTGTTTGTGGTGAACAACACCTACACGAGCAATCTGTTCACGACCAACATTTTCGTGAACCAGACACTGGTCACGTCCAACGTCTTTACGACCAATCTTACGGTTCAGAGCATCACCGTCTTCCAGACCCTGTTCGCCATCAGCAACATTTTCGTGAGCAACATTTACGTAACGAACATCGTGGTAAACAACATCAACGTGAATAGCAATCTGTTCGTGACCAACGCCTTCTTCTCCGGCATCACGACCAATAGCGGCACAATTTCAAGTCGAGTGCTGATCCTTCCCACTACAGCGGGACTGGGCTGGTTCAACGGCACCAATCAATGGTACAGCACCAACCTCACAGCGAACGTGGCGGTCCTCCTGACCAACCTCGTGGAAGGCGCTGACTATTATCTTCAAGTCAGCAACCCAGCCTCGTTTGCTGTCACGTTCACGTCAATAGGGGCAGATAGTTGGATAGAGCATCCTTACGTAGCCGGCACAGCTGTCACCAACGGCATCACCTTGTTCAAATTCCAGCGGTGGGGCACCAAAACCAACGCTTTCGAGGTTAAACGCAGCCTGACTCTCACCAACGACGATGGCAGCATCACATTTTTGACCAACCAGGACACCCTCGTTATTCGCGCTGCGCCCGGTGGAATAACCTTCGGGGACTTGGTTTGGACCAACGACAATAATGACATCACGGTCATTTCCACCATCACAACCAACATCCACTTCTCACTCGACGGCAGCATGCACGTCGGACCGGAGATAACGAATGGTGTGTTTATTGATGTGTCCGATCCGTCGCTGAAATCAATAAACGTGGATCGTCCAAACGCAAACTCCACGCTTCAAGCTGACGACAATGGATTTGCCATGGCGGGAGCCGTGAATGCCGCCGAAGGCGGGTCCACCCGATTTGATGTATTCGGAATAGGCGACACCGGAGGCGGGCTTTCAACTGTGGAGTTAGCCCTTCAAATTGCCAATAGGTACGTCGTGCTTCTTGACCCAACTTATTCCGTTGGCCCCACCTCTTACCTTTTTAGCAGCGCCTACGGCGTCACCAACACTGACACATTGCTCTCCTTGCAGAACTCGAATACGCCAATGTTTGAGGTCAACGGGATTGGCGACCTAAAGCTCCTGAAGCGTGTCGCGTATTCTTGGCCTAGCGCCCAAGGTGCTGCTCAGACTGTTCTGACCAACGACGGCGCAGGCAATCTGGGCTGGGGTGTTGTGACAGCAACGGGTGGAGCTGGCAGTCAGATTTGGACTAACGACGGGAAATTCTTTTATCCAAGTGGAACCATTGTAAGCAACACTGCTCAAATTATAATCGCAACCAACAACGGTGGCATCGAAATAGGCAGCAACACCGCTACACTTTTTCAGCCGATTATAACTTCATTCGGTGGGGTTCTTTACTCGGCAGTTGATACGGATACAGGAGCCAATGATCTCAGAGAGATAGTGTTGTTATCGACTGCCAGTGGAACAAACACTGCATTCGGGGCTTTCAAAGTCTCTCAAACTGACGGGTCCATACTGGATCTAGATTGGAATGGTGGCGGAGGAAATCATAGTTATTGCCAACCTGTCGTAGATATTGACGGCCCTCATTTGACTGCTGTGAGGAGCAATCAAGTTGTGCTGTCATTTGAGCCACGGGGCACATTTGGGGCCATGCTGCTTTTAGACAATTTTCAAGACTCTCCAGATGCCTTCCTGATTCAAAGCAATGGCACAGCCATGTTTAAGGTGGACCCAGTTGGTGATCTCACTAGGATTCGCAGAATCACTTATTCATGGCCATCGGCACAAGGCGCAGCCGCAACAGTGCTTACGAACAACGGATCGGGTGTTTTAGGCTGGGGCACCGTCGCCGCCGTAAATCCGCTGGCTGGCACCACGAACATACTCAATCTATCGGTGCAAGCGGCCAAGCTTCCCGTCACCAATTACCCGGCCATTGATGCCGGATGGCAGGCTTGGGAAACCGTTTACGCTGAGACCAACGCCGAGGGCGCACGGGTCAACACGAGCGCCTCATGGCAGTTCATGGTTCCTCCTGACTACGCCACGAACACCCTCAAGCTCTTGATCAACTATTCGCTTTCCTCAACCAATGGCCCGAATACAAGCAATGTGGTTTTTGGAGCTTCGATTTTGCAGGTCAGAAGCGGTACGACCAACAATGTGCACACCAATCTATTCGGCTCGATTGTCAGGGGATCCAACAATTGGATCGCCAAGTACGACGGCACCAATATCGTGACCAATCTGGTCATTGACCTTGGTGTGAACTCTCTCTTAATGCCTCGCGATGTTGGCGTTCTCAAGCTGGAACGTTTCCCGACTGAAGACACCTATGGAGGGGCAGTCGCGGTGCACGGATTGCAACTTGAATACACACGCCCATGAAGAATTTACTGCTCTTGTTGATGCTGGTGCTGTCAGCGGTCCTTTCGCATGGGGCCACTCACACAACAATAAATCTAGCCGACAATAAGACTCCAATTGATCCCGGTGCGGCTAAAGCGACTGCGTTCTTAGCTCAAATAACAAATTCCAATCCTTTAACAATTGCTTGCTGGGTGAAGTACGATTGGACTGATGCTGGCGTTAATGGACAACTTGGGGGCGGGGCAAAGCAAGGATTGATATGCAAGGGGCGATTTGAACAATCTGGGGCCGATGGAAATCAGCAGTTCGGGCTTTCCTCGGTAAGCGAGAAAATAGGGTTTAGCTTTGCCAGCCCAAATGGCACCTATCAAATATGGAGAACGACCGCCGACACGGTTCAGACAAACACCTGGATGCACTTGGCTTGCAGTTACACCTACAATAACGGGGCGTCACTGGTGTTTTATATTAACGGAATCAACAAGGCTGGTTCTTGGACAACTGGGGATGGGAACGCTGTGGGACTTACGAATGCCACCACCTTTCATACCTTCATCTATCCTCAAAACGGAGGCTCGTCGTTCTTTGGTGGGGCCATGTCGGACTTAGCCATCTGGACCAATGCATTGACGGCTGGAGACATTGGCAAGTTGGCTTCGAGCAAGATGAAGTACATGCCGTTGCAGGTGAAGCCCGAGGCTCTTTTGTTCTATTGGCCCATGGACACCACTCCCATTTTGCCAGTTGTTAATGCCCAGAACGTGGACAGGGACAGGACACAGCGCCATTTCGATCTGGATATTGGCGGTTTGATGTGCGGAGAGCGCACCCTGAGCTATCAACCCAACGAATAGATGAAGACATTCCTAGCTCTGGCCTTCGCACTGGTCGCATGTTTATGCCGTGGCGCGACGATCACCGCAGTCGATACAAGTTGGGCCGCTGTCTCGAACGCAGTTAGAGTTGCCGTCTCTGGCGATACGGTGGTTGTGCCGGCTGGATCATCGAGTTGGATCACGAAGATCATAATCACCGGCAAGAAGCTGACCGTACTGGGAGCCGGGATTGGCCAGACGATTATCACCGATACCGGAGATGGCGCTTTCCAAGTGTTTTGTTCCCTGGCCAATCAGGTCCGAATCTCGGGATTTGAGTTTCGCGCTGGTGCCAACCACCATTCCTCTGGTCTTCTTGACATAGATGGACCATCTAATTTGGCAGGGGATCAGGTAGGCTATCGGGTTGACCGTTGTAAGTTGGTTATTGCCAGTGGGGACACACGCGGGATCGTCACAGTCAATGCATACGGCCTGATCGACCTCAACTATTTCGATGTAAGCTATGTCGGACAATCAATTCAGAGCATTGCCCCATTCGGAAGCATTGACGGATCGGATGGCGGATTTACCCCTTGGCGCAGACCCCTTAGATTAGGTTCCACCAACTGCACCTTCATCGAAAACAACACGTTTGCCTACACGGTTGGCATCGCCAATGTGGAAGATTGCATTGATGGCTACGGCGGTGCTCGGCTGACCATTCGTTCCAACTATTTCCTCAACTCGCATCCTGGGTTCCACGGCACAGACAGCGGTAACCGCAGGTCGGCACACAGCTTCGAGGTCTACTCCAATAACTATGTCAACAACTCGGCGTTTACCTATCGCACGCTTACGGTTCGTGGCGGGACTGGGGTTGTATTCCGAAATAGCTATGGAGGAACACAGCCAGTCGGCGGGGTTACCCTGATGTATTACCGGGCATCCACGACCCTGGATAACAGCTCTTGGCAAAGGTGCGACGGAACGGCTTGGGAACTTGGTTCGATAAATCTGAGTGCTGGTGCGAGCCGAGTCTGCTCAACGACGGGCGGCGTTCGTTTCTGTGGTTACGACAGGGAGACAATTGGAACTAGGGATCTGGTGTGCGTTGGAAGCACCTTCAACCGCCCATTCGACGGTCCGGGAACGTTTGGCAGGCCCGGCAGGGATCAGCCGGGAATCACAACGGGGCAGAACGAAAGCCCGATCTACGTTTGGAACAACGGAACCCACACCGCAGGTCCATTTGATGGCAACTTTCCGACCATAGGCAACAAGGGAATCGACTTCTGGATCATCGCTGGCCAACATTACAGCAATAATTTCGCACGGCCGGGCTATATCCCGCTTGGGAAACATCCGTTGACGCTTACCGATCCGCAGGTATCAGGCCCGCCGCCGTCTGGGTGGCAAAAGTTTCTGTTCGGAGCTGGGGCGAACCCGGTTATCTTACCGTAATGAGTGACGTATCAATGCGAGAATACCTGGAGACATTGATTGCCGCGCACCGCCGCGAACTCGATGTAAGAAGTGCAGCCACCGAGTCAGCCATCCTGTTGGCCCGGGAAGAGGTGGCGCGGCGATTGGGAGAACTCAACCAGTTGCGCAGTGAAGTCATCTCTGACCGGGAACAATTTGTGAGCAAACTACAATTCGAACCAATGATGCAGGAGCGTGACGCCTGGAGAAGCGACATGACCGATAAGTTAACCGCCATTAACGAGCGCATAACCAAAATCGAGACCCGGGGCAGCACTTGGACGCTGGCCATTGGCCTGTTCTTTGTCGTGCTCCAAATCGCCCTGATGTTTCTATTGCGCAAATAGGGCCAAACGCGCTACCAAGCCAATCTATGAAAACAAACATGCGGCTAACGGCCATGGTCGCCATGGCGTTCACGTTAATTCAAATTGCGCTTCAGTGCGCGGAGGATCCGAATCAACTGCCATCGGTTGACTGGGCGCAGGTCGCCCAAGTCCAGCCCAAGCCATGGATGATGACTACCCCCAAACCGGGTAATCAGGCCGCACCGGCTAAACCAGCCGCCCCGCCCAAAGAGAAGCCTGTTTCCTGGTGGACAGACTTCTCCATCAGCCCGTACGTAGCATGGCGGAATGTCGATTTTACCGGCAAACCCATCTTCGGCGCGGGGATAGGATTCGGTTACCAGATCAACCGCGCAGTAGGAGTTCATCTCTTAAACACGCTCTACGATGAACCTGACGTGCTTACTTACAACAGGCGCGGCAATGCATTTGTCCAAAAGCACGGCTGGACTTCAGGGACGGGCATTGATGAGACGGAACTTATGGGGCGAGCGGACCTAATTCAGCTTGGCGGCAAGGGCAATGACCGATTTGTTGGGTTTCTTCTTGGTTCCTACACTCATTCATGGGAACATGACGATGAAGCCATTGGAGCCGGGGCCGGATTCGACATTCGCATGTCCAAAAACTTCGCCCTCGAAATGAGTTACCGGGTCCGAGCATTTTTCAACGGTGGAGATGAAGGCTGCGGCATGGCTGGACTGCACTTTCAGTGGTAAATGAGAGTGTTGTTGCTTCTTGTAAGATTCGTGAAGACTGTCATAAACATTTTCAACGGGGGTTCCCCGATGAAAGAGAAGAAAAAGAAAAAACCAATCCGATTGATCGTGTTCGCAACCGGGCATGACGAACGGATACCGAAAGAACCACCAGATATGGAAGTTACACTAGCCAAGCCAATCAAGCCCGGGTTCCGACGCAGTTTCACAGTTGGAACCGACGAAGCCATCGACAAACAGCCGGACGGGACATTCGCCAAGAGCGAAACTCTCGAAGGCGATTCAACGGCACCAGTCATTCTGCCCGAATCCACCGCCACCCTGTTGACGGGTTGGATTTACGGGGATGGCTCTATCGGGGCCAAGAAGGCCCGCATTACGGTTGACGGCCACGTCGGAGATGGTGATGTGCCGATCACCCTCGACATCACTTATGAAGTCCAAAGCCCAGACGCCACCGCCTTCCAAAACTTCACCGAAGGTGCCGACGAAGCCATCCCCAGTTAAGCTTACAAGCTCACCTACGGTGCGAACCCTCACCATGGCTCCGGTCGTGGTGAGGCCACCTCATCAGCCAGCGCCACCAGTAGCTGCCCCGAAGGTTGCGGTTTCTCCGTTGCAGGCTGCGCGGCAGGCCCGAAGGCTTCGACGCTTGGAACGCCTCAAGAGGCGTAATTGAGCGTGTGACGCTTTTTCACGCGCTCCATCCGTTTGGCCAAGTCTAGTCGCCATCCATTGTCGGCCGTTGCGCCGACATTGGTTAGCTTGGCGATATGAAACCCACGTCGCCGGGCCCCTTCCACCCCGCAAGCCAGCGCGTCGAATAGGTCGGGTGACCGGCCGCTTTTAAGCTTCATCTTGTCCTTGGGCTCGATTTCGATCTTGTTGCCTCCGACAAAGCCCCATTCGCGCATCGAACCTTCCAAGAGGATGTCTTCGGTCATGCCCCGAAACTGGCCGCTTTGGATGGTGAGGGCCACCGAGTACCAAAGCTCGGTCACGAACTTCGAATAGTAGTCCTTGCACAGCACGCGAATGTTATCGGACACGTAGCGTTCGCTGGGTTTACCGCCAAACTCCACCGTGCCGACGTGGGCACTCCACAGACGCGCAAAGGCCCCGACTAAACTGCCTCGCCCGGTCGAATCAAAGAACACATCCTCAGGTTTGATGTGCCGCTGTTCGCACTGGGTCTTAACGAATAGGGCAATCTGGTCTTCGGGCAATTCAGGGCTGGTCGTGGTGACGGGCACGAGCATCGTGTCGATTACAGCCAAGATTTCCCGGTCATTGGGGTCTTTCCCAATCTGCAATTCCCCAAACACGCACCTGTCCCCGCCCACGCTGCCGTAGGCGGCATCCAGGAAGCCGATGCGGGTCCGCTCATCACTCTTCCAGATCGGCGCTTCCATGGCTCCGAATTTCAGGCACATGGCCCGGGTGATGACTCGGCGTAAGCCCTGCCCGCGAGGCATGCGGCCCTCGTTCATCATGGAGTACTGGATCGAATCCATCCCGTAGAAGGCCACGTCAGCCTCAATGGCTTCGCGGGTAATCAGGAACGGGTAAGGAACCGGAGCGTCCTTGGGAACGTCCATGTTGGGACAGTCAGAGCCCACCAACTGCACGCAGATCCCGTCTTTGAAACGAGTCGGCCAAGTCTTGGTCATTGGCGCTTGATCGATGCCACCATCCCAACCGCCCAGTTCCGCAGACGGCTCGCAAACGACCCCAAGTGCGTCGGTGGTCTCCTTCGGGTTTCCGAGCACAATGCACTTGAATCCTTTGTTCTTATTCAGATTGGAGATGGCATCAACGTAAGCCCGAGGCATGAAAGCGCCTTCGTCGGCAACAAGCAGGATATGCTTGTTCTTGATGCCGATAAATGAGGATAGGCCAACGTAACTCCCTCCCTTCTTGCACGCTACGCCGCACACGCCGTTTCTAAAATCTCGGCCCTCGCTGTCTATAGCACGGTCATCGGTGACGAGGCGTTGTCGGCTCTCAACCAGAATTCCCGGCAATCCATGCATGCGGCTCGTGGCCAGTTTGTGGGCCTTCTTCATTTCACCCCAGACACGCATTTCGAGCATCTCCCGCTCTGTCGAAGACACCAAGACGGTTGCGCAGTCGCTGTGTGAATAGTAGAAGATAAGGGCGAAATCGGATGCCTCGCGGGTTTTTCCAGCTGAGGCCGGGGCCATTACTCCAATAATTCGGTGGTCCAGGAAGTTTTTTAAGAGCAGATCATTCCACTTGTGCCACTCCTTTTCTGGCCAAAGGAGCTTCTGCGCCTCTTTATAGTGATAGAAATTGCCCATACCCGCGTATTCACCATTGGGCTTCTTCCACCTGCCGCCCGCCTGGATACAGGCGATGTGACACCAGAACATGGGCGTGAGCGGTTCGAAATCTGTGTTGAACAGGACTTGGCGTTGGGGATTGGGTCTTGCCATAAATGCTATTGGCATTGATAACTCATGCCAATGGCAACTGGCAATTCAGACCTCAGGCTCGTAGATGGTCAATTGTCGTTCGCTGGGGGAATCGACTCGGGGAAAATATCGACGATAGCCACCGATTCTTATCCCGAGGGGCTGAAGAGAAACCAATTGGCTTGGCTTACTAATGGGACTTGCCGTGGTGGTGGTATCACCCAAAGAACGGGCTGGAAACCGCTAGTGCAGAGCTTCCCTTGGCCTGGAGTGTTTCAAGGTGGTTACATGTACGAGCCGCCATTCGCCAATCCGTATCTCGTCCTCTCCATCGGTGGTCACCTCTACATCGTCAATGTAGACTCCGACAACTCAGTGCGTGATATCTCGGCTGACTTCGGGCAGTTCAATCCGCCCAATGAGGTGCAGGCGTTCTTCGTGCAAGCCGAGGAATTCCTAGTCGTTCAGGGTGGGGACTTCGTAACTAAGCCCCTGATCTGGGATGGCGTGACGCTTCGGCGCAGCAACGGCATTACGGGCAATCTTGCTGGGCCCAACATCAACGAGATTCCGCCTGCCGGCCCGATGGACTATTACATGGGCAGGCTCTGGTATGCCTTCGGCCGCGTCTACGCGGCGGGTGACATTGTGCAGGGTCTGAGCGGGACGGCAGCGTACAATTATCGGGACGCCGTGCTTAAAGTAACGGAATCTCCGTTATCGTTAGCGGGAGACGGCTTCATTGTGCCCGCGCAATCGGGCAACATCAGGGGACTAAGCCATACCGCTGAACTGGATACAGCCCTAGGGCAAGGCAGGCTTTATATCGGGACTAGGCGCGACGTGTTCCGCTGCAACGTTCCCGTTACGAGAACCGAATGGATCGGGGCTGGCGCGACTCTGGCTGGCCGAGGGCCGGACGCTAATCCGCTCCAGACGGTCGCCCAAATCAACTTCGGTTTCATCAACGACCGTTCGGTGGTCAGAGTCAATGGTGACCTATTCTACCAAGCCATGGACGGGGTACGTTCCTTGGCTTTGGCCACCCGCTTCTTTCAGCAATGGGGCAATGTCTCCATTAGCCGCAATGAGAACCGGGTCTTACGCTTTAACGACCGGAAGTTATTACGCTTCGCCAGTGGCATTGAATTCGATAATCGCCTCCTACAAACCTGCCTCCCAATTCAAACTCCGGTCGGAGTCGCCCACAAAGGACTCATGCCGCTGGATTTTGATCTGATTACGAGCCTGGAAGAGAAATACCCGCCCGCCTGGGAAGGCATGATTGAGGCGTTGGATGTCATGCAGTTGTTCGAGGGCGACTTCGGCGGGTTACAGCGGGGCTTTGCCACCATCGTAAGTAAACAGACCGGCTCCATTGATCTGTGGGAAATCACCACCCAAGACCGATTCGACCAGCAGGTGGACAATAACGGAAACCGGGTGACATGGTATCTGGAAAGCCCGTCCTATAATTGGGGTGATGCCTTTGCTCTGAAGCAACTGGATGGGATGGAGCTGTGGGTGGACAAATTGTTTGGTACGGTGGAGTTCGTGGTGGATTATCGCGTGGACCAGAATCCGTGCTGGGTCTTCTGGCATGCGTGGAAGGATTGCAGCGCCAAGGATTGCCGCGAAGACACCGAGCCAGTCAGTTGCCCGGAATATCCGATTCAACCTTACTGCGAATCGTTCCGGGCCACGATGGTTTTGCCCAAGCCTCCCGTGCGCTGTGAGAGCGGAAACAACCACCCAACCAACCAAGGATTCCAATTCCAAGTCCGCGTGACAATCAAGGGCTGGTGCCGAGTCCGGGGAATGATCCTCTACGCTCTGCCCCGGGAACAGGGACCATACGAAAGGATGCTCTGTTGATATGCCGATAATCGCTTGCAAAAATAAGATCGTCTGCGAGTGCAGTGATGATCCTGTGGCCAACCTTTCAGCCGAAGACGTCGATAAGGACCGCCACATTGGCATCTTCAATTTGATCATCCTCGACGATCTGCAAACGGCTTATCAGGCATTTGCCTGCAAGACCTATTGTTATTCGGAGACAAGTCAGGAGGAAGCCGACGATTGCGCACGACGCGCAGCCCTAGAATGTATTGGTGAGCTTCCGCCACCAGTCGGCACGTCGAATCCTCTGACACTTTTCTACAATTCAGCGGTGACCCAGACCGTGAGTTGTCCAGATGGATCAACCTTCAGCTGGACGATTGGAGCGGGACAATTCGTAGCGGCTAATCAAGCAACGGCCAATGCCATTGCGGCGAGCGTGGCCAAGAATCGAGCGGAGCAACATCGCATTTGCATTGTCAGCACTGGCCAAGGCGGCTGCCGGGATAACCGTTACAGATTTACGATTCAGGCCGTGGGCGGAACGGCGCTGTTCTTCCCCTATCTGAACGCACCGTTAAGTTTCATCGGCTGCGGTCATGGAGAGCCAGTCCATTACACTTGGATGGTTATCGTTGGCTCCTTGCCTCCAGGGCTGGAGTTGGACGAATGCACCGGGGTCATCTCTGGCATCCCGACGACTATTGGTAAGTACACATTCACCGTGCGGGCGACGGATGCAATCGGCTCCTTCCAGCAAAAGACACTCACGATTTGCATCATTCGGATTACGACTACCGATCCATTGCCAGATGCAACCAAAGACGATCATTATCTCGTCAACCTGACTGAAGTTCCGGGAGACGCAGAGACAGAGATTTGGACCATTGCCTATGGGAGTTTGCCAGCCGGGATGACTCTGTTTCCATCTGGAGTCCTAGAGGGTACACCAACCGAAACCGGAGATTTCACCATTGGAATCAGAGTAGCTGTCGGCACCTGTTGATATGGCTGCTATTTGCACAAAAGAATTTGCGCTGCATGTCGGACCAGCGGTGTCGCTAGTGGACTACTGGGACTTCGATGACGGCGCGACTCCGTTCATAGCCAAGCTGGATCCAGATGATAATTTTGCGGTTAGCTCAGGTGCTGTTGGTGCCGGTGCGGCGGGAATCCTTAACACCTGCATGCGGATGAGTGGCGTGCCACTTCTTGGGACGGCCAGCATTCAGACAACGGCCAATCCACTTATCAAGCCAACCCACGGATTCACTTGGACAACCTGGGTCAACTTCGCAACATACGGTGGAGGCAGCAGTATTGTATTCGAAATCCATTTCCTTAATGCCGCGAACGTGGAGGTAATCAACTTTCGCGCCGTCTTTCCTCTTGGCCCTCCTCCGGTATTTATGGTCATGCAGAAGAATAACGCCACGTTCTTCTCTCCGGGAGGCAGTTTCGGTACGGCCCTCTGGAATTTCATCCAGATCCAGTACAACGCCACGACCAAGAAGTTTGGATTCCAACGGGGTAATACCATCTTTGGACTGGGCGGTTTGCAGGAGAGCAGTCCTATCGCTGATGACCTATCTGCAATAACTAAAGGCTACCTCGTCTTGAAGTGCGTAAACGACGCTGGAGTAAGCCCGGATTGGCGTCAGGATGAGAGCGCGTTTTGGGCGAGGCTCTTGACCAACGCCGAGGTCATTCAACTCTTTGGCGGCGGGACACCACCCGCTTACCCCGCCATCCCACAATAACGATGCTTGTTAGTTTAACACCGAACCTTTATAGGAACGTTAATGAACCGCAATCGGCTTATTGATTTCAGACTCTCCCGAGGTCCGCAGTCGATTGGGTTATGCCAGGCTGACACGTTGGGCTGCGCTCAATTCGTGAATGCCGCCACGCAGCGATTGCTCCTGGCCCGCGAGGGTGGAGACACTGGATGGTGGGGAACTTGGGCGAGGATGGTGTTCAACGTGGACAAGGCTGACCCGTTCATCACGTTGCCAAGAGAGGTTGCTAGGTTGATCAATGTCGATATTTGCCGGAGCCCGGTCAATGTCCAGAATGAGTTTTACGAGTTCCTGAGCTTTGGCATTGGCTTGCAGGAATCCAAGACAGCCACGGGCAGATGCCGGAACAGGACGTGCGACTTGATGGAGGTGTACGACCGTGGCACTTATCCCAGTTTTATCGACCTGGACAAGAACCGAATCCTGCGAGCTTACATCACCGACAATCGCGATATTGGCGCACGCATTCTGGTTCAAGGCACCGACACCAGCGACAACCCAATCATTAGCCTCGATGGCACGGACGACATCTTGGGTGTGATACTGGACGGGACGATGCCGTTTGTGGATTCTCCAGTGCTGAATTCACTGACTGGAATCCAGAAAGGCGTAACGGCTGGGCCGGTGCGGTTCTACCAAGTGGATCCCAATACCTCGGTGCAGGAACTAATCCTGACCATGGAACCCAGCGAACAGGTTGCAGCGTATCGCCGCTACTTCTTGGGTGGTCTGCCGCGCAACTGCTGCGACCCAGGTAGCGACGTGACGAAGGTACAGGTTACGGCAATGGCCAAGTTGGAGTTCGTGCCGGTAAAGGTGGACACGGACTATCTGCTCATCGGCAACATGGAGGCGCTGATCGCTGAATGCGAGAGCGTGAGGTATTCAAGCATGGATTCTCCGACAGCCAAGCAGATGTCTCAGGAACGGCACGGGCAAGCGATTCGGCTGTTGCAGGGCGAGCTTGTGCATCAACTCGGGCGCGAGATGCCTGCCGTGTCATTCTCTCCGTTTGGTAGTGCCCACCTAAGGAATCAACTGATTGGGAGGTTACAATAGATGCCTCCAATATCTACGAGTTGTGATGTTAGAGACGGTTCCACCGCAAACGCGAAATTGACTTGCAAGTTGTTTTTGGGTCCAACTTCCAGTTGCGTAAAGCCTCCTAATTTCCCTAACCTGAGACTCAGTAAGTGTCGTCATGTGATGGCGTTCGCCCTTTGTTTTGCCCATGTGTCCTTTTTGGGCTGCGTCACGAGAATTATCGCTGAGGGTGCCAAGAAAAAGATGACTTGGATTGCAGCACTTTGGGTTATCGCATTTGTGGCAAACACACATCCCTTCGGGGCTTATGCCAAAACTGAATTCAAAAGCGACGCGATGTGCAGCCCTGAACTTGTGCTTTATCGTCAGCATTCCATAACCTTTTGTGGTAAGGCACCGCATCCAATTCCAGCATTCGTTCGGCTCTCGGATGTCCACCTTTGCCCAAAAACGACGTGCGCGAAGAATCGGATTATTAGAGTTTGCTTCGTGGACAGCGCGTGCGATTGCGGAACTCTCGGAAACAGTCATGCCGAATTATTGGATCAAGACCAGATGATTGGCACGTACAAAATCACTTAATCATGGCATCAGCAACACCATTTGGCGGTGGAAACCAAGCGAACTGGGCCAGGAATCTGGCAGGCTGGGCACCGATGCCAATCAACATCGGAGCGGTCGCGCCGGCACCGGGCCCAGCAGTCGGAGCAGGCGGCGGTGCTGGCGGTGGAGCAATCCCTGGAACTTACAATCCGGCTTCGGGGGGCATTCCCAACATTACGAGCCCCGGTGAATCGTTGGCCAACCTGATCGCCGCTATCTCGGGCAACTTGGGCAACTTGGGCCCGATTATCAGCGGCGTCACGGGTGCTGAGAACGCAGCCCTGCGCAATCAGTATCCTTCGAGCTACTTCGATACGCTCAATACGCTCATGGGCAATGTAGCCAATCGGGCTAAGGGCAACATTAGCGATCTATTACCGCAATTGGGGCAGGCAGCAGGCGAGTGGGGCATTGGCAGCGGCGTGGCGGGTGGACCGGCAGCCGCCAGCAAACTTGCTCGTGACGTGCTGGGCAGTTCCTACGCGGTGCAACAGCAGGCGTTACAGGATCAGGGCGCGATCCAGAATCTGATTCCCAAGGTGGCTCCCTACGACATTGGTAGGTTGATTCCTCAGTACAGTGACCAGCAATGGAACGATTTGATGAGGAAGATTTATGGGTCAGCGCCGATTCCTGAAGCGGCTTATGGCCGCGCCCGCGCTGATGCATTATCTGGGCTTAATCGCGGATTCAACGCTGGTGCTGGCTATAACTGGTTTAATCCGATGGCGCGGCCAGTTGCCGCCACGCTGGGCGGTCCAGCGCCTCCGCTGGGCTCCTCGGATTTCTTCAATAAGCGGGGCGGCGGTGGAGACTGGCTTGATTCGTTTGGAGTCCAACGGGGATTGCCAGCCAACGTTGGCGGGTTGCCTGGAGAGGGACCGCCACTGGCCGGTGGGCCCGGTTACTACGACAACTTGCAGAACCTGTGGGATTTCCCACTTGCCATGCCAGAGGATCTGAGTGGGCAGGACCAACAAGAGAATTTCATGTTTTAACTTATGGCCGGGCCCGTCGAAATACCTCCGTGGCTCAATGTAGATCCCACCGCTCCAGTGGGGCGGTTGCTGGAAGGCTATCGCAGCGGTCTAGCTGCCGCAGAAGCCCAGAACCAAGCGGCGGCTCGGGCACAACAGCAGGAACTGGCCGCGCAACAAGCGGCTGAACTTAACGCGTACCGGCAACAACAGCAGCAGGCTCTGGTTCAGCATTGGGAGCAGCAATTAAGGCTTCAGCAGGAAAAGGATCAACGCGCAGCGGCCGAAGCGGCCATTCAATCGCAGGCCATGAACGAACTGCAAAAGCGAACGGCTGCGGGAGAACCTTTCGAAAAGGTGTGGCCGGAACTAGCGCCCAGGGTTCTCTATCGCCATCCCCAGTCTATCGCCCAATCCATTCGTGCTGTAACACCACCCGAAGCGCCTCAACCCGGTTGGACGCCATCTGGGCAGGAATACATGGTGAACCCGCGCACTGGAGCCGTCAGTTATCCGCCGCAAAGCCTCGGTGTTCCTGGTGGACCGATTACTGCTAGACAGGTTCTGGACGAGCAGGGCAATCCGCTCGGGGCACGAGCTATCCCAGGAGCGAGGGGCGGCGTGCACATGCTCCCACGAGAGGGATTGTCACCAGAAGGCAAAGTCCGAGCCTTGGCGGCACGGCTCATGATCATCAGGGGACAAATAGAAGACGCAGCCCCAGAGGAAAAGCCGACCCTAAAGAAAGAGCGCGATGACATCATGGCTGAGCTGAAGAAAATGACCACAGGCCCGGCTGCGCCAGCCTCCGCATTCGCACCGTTGCCTGAAGCCACACCAGCAGAAGCCGAAGCCGCTGCCGCCAGCACTGAGGAAGAGTAATGGCTGTCCTGCCGATTTATCCGAGCACTTTGTCCGATGAGGATTATGCGTTCGAAGGGGACGCGACCCCTACCGTACCCATTGGACCGGAGCCTTTCGCTTCCATTGACCAAGCGAACGTGGCCGGGCCCGTTCTGGAAACGCCCGCCGATATAAGAAGGCTGGTTGCTCCAACGCCGATTAGGCCCGATCTATTTGCTCCGCTGCTTCCATTGGCAAAGACGCTTGGTGTCACGCCACAGACGGTGATGGACGCGATGGATTACCTAGCTGCCGCGTCCCCGGAATTGGGCCAAGAGGACGCTGAACGGTTGCTTTACGGCCCACAACGGCCACCAGACGTATTGGCCAAATCGGTTGCCGGAGCGCAACAGTCGCTTTTGCGCGGGGCCGAGAGCATGACGAGCGTTCCGATGCTGGCAACGCTGGGCTTAGCCGCTGCGCCAGCTGTGGTCGGAAAAATAGCGTCAGGTGTGATTACTGCCCAAATGGCTAGTCAAGCACCGGAAGCTATCGCGCAATTATCCGATGCGATTGATGCCAAGGATCCAGAGAAGATCGCTTCGGCTGTCACCGATCTAGCACAGTTGGCCACGTACGTTTACCATGGCGCTCGCCAGACGGTGGCACGCAGCCCTGTCGAAAGGATGCTGCCGAGAGCAACCGAGGCCCTCAAAGAGACAGGGCCAGCGGCAGTACAGCTGGAGGCACCGCCAGAGCCGACCGTTCCCACGCCACCACCTGAGCCCGCTCCAGTGGCCCCACCGCCCGAACCAGCACCGACTCCAGGGGCCGCGCCTAAAGGCATCGCTGCGTCCGTCCGTGGCCCAGAGGGCTTGGCTGGCGGTGAAGTAGGCGCGGTATCGTTGGAGCCGATCAAGGCACTGGTCACGAAGGCAACGCCGCACGTCGCGGAAGCGGTCGATTTCATTTCGGACATCCCTCAAAAACTGGGGGACGTTTCTGCGCAACTAGCTGGCAAGTCTGCGCCGATAACCAGCCGACGCGCAATTGGGTCAGGTGACGCCCTAGTCAGATACGCTTCGTCCAAGATCGCCGCGCCATTAGTGGCAAAGAGCATGGCGACCGAGGTGCTGGGCGAGCACTACAAAGACTACGATTTCGGCACTAAGCTCGGGGCGGTGCTGGTGGAAGACCGATTGCGCGGCATACAGGATGCACTCCAAAAGAGCGGCTCTTCCGATCTAGTCAACAGCATCATCGGAAAGGAAGGCTCTCCGTTCAAGACTGAAGCAGATTTTCAGGCTGCCTTGGCTGATCCCGAGATTCAAGCCGCCATTGCTCGGCACAAGGAAATTGTTCAGCCAGTTGCTAGGGCGGCCCACAAGGCGGCCGGGGGCACCTTCGCTGGACCCGGCCTCAACACCGGCGCGTTCGTCAATCTAAAGGCCATCTTCGAAGACGGAACGGGCAATCTAATCGGAGGCGGGGCATCGCGTGGTAATCTTACTAACCCGCTTCGTCGGCCTTCTCGCTTCAGCCAGAAAGCCACTGGATCGGCACAGAATTACGAACTGGATTACCGCACAATTGCCCAGCGCATGATCGAAGGGAACTTCGAAGAATCAGCCAAGCGCAAGATGTACGCTCAGTTGGTGAAAGACGGTTTGGGCCAGATTCTTGATCCGAACGAACCGCGCCCAGAGATTGGCGGCAAGCCTGCGGTCAAATTCCAAATCGAACGCAAGGGAGTTCCTGCTGGTGGCGGAAAGGCTCGGACCTACGTGAAGAATCTTTGGGTGCGGGCCGATATAGCCCAGGAAGTGCGCCAAGCCCTGAACGTAGATGGGCCGGTGCAAAAATCTGGCCTCGTGCTGGCGGCCAATCTGCTGAACAGAATCCAATTGGCAGGTCCAACCGATGCTGTTTGGCATACAGCCAACATGCTCGGATCGATTGCTGGCTCTCAGGGAGGCAAGGGCGTCCTTGTTGATGTGGCCAGGGCATTGCCCGGAGTTAACGTCGCCGATGCGATTGGTCGAGTGGTGGCTAGTTCCATCAGAGTCCTGCGAGACACGCCAGAGATACAAAAACAATTGGCTGAGATTGCTGACATTGGAGCATTGAGATCGGAGCGGGAAGCTTCCCGATTCGCTTTCAATCAGAAGCTGATCGGCATGGTGGATAAATCCGGGCGCTTAGTGCGGGACAATCTGTATAAGAATCTGGTCCAACGAGGACTGGTTGAAGATACGCCAGCCAATCGTCGTGAATGGATCAACCAGATGGGCCAATACAACGGTCGGCTGATGGGCCAGTTCCAGAGATTCTTTAAGGAAGCCGGGTTCTCTCCTTTTATTGTGGCTGGACGCAATTTCAACCGAATGGCCAGACGCCGACTTACCCTTGATCCTGGAATTGAAGCATCCAGCCCTGCTGCTGCCGCTCAGATGCGAGCGATCAATTTCCTGGGAACCGCTGCCACTCTTTTTGCCATTCCAGCCTTGATCAATTACTTGATCACTGGCAGCCCCAATGGCAGAGACGGCACTAAGACGGGCCAGATTGATACCGGAAAGGACGCGGAAGGCGGCAGGCACATCGTGATCGATCCCGCACAATGGACCGGATTACGGCGTGGGCTGCGTATCTCCGGGGCTCAGGCGGTCATTGAGGGACTAAAGGAAGGCAAAAGTGCGGGCAAGATTACGCAGCAAGCGTTGAAAGATATAGTTGGTGGCGTCATTCACCCTTGGACAGGTCCAGCAGTGACAGCACCATTCGTGGCTCAGACTGGCTACACCCCGGCCATGTATAAGGAGTCGGACAACCCGAAGGATTACGGCGAGAACATCAAGGCTGCGCTCAAGCAGTTAAATCCGCTGGTTAATGCCTACCTTGAAGGCAAAGAGAAAAAGACCGGAGCGGCTACGCAACTTGGTGTTTCTCTGAGCGGTGCTTTTGGCGTTAAGGCACAGCGCGGAACTACATCTCTGGACAAAATCCGAACGCTTCATGGCCAATGGCTTGCCGACAACAAAGATCCGTTTATCAAAGCGGATTACGAACGCAACGAAGCGGCGACCTATCCGGCGAGTAAATACAAACTGATAGACCAAGCGTTGCTGGACAACGACAAGAAAGCATTGGCCGAAGCCATCCAGGAAGTGCGGTCCCAGGTTCGTAAGGATTCAGATATCGTTAAGCGCATGCGGCCTTACACGGAAAACCTCAGGACATTTGAGTTCAGAATAAAACCGCTCTTTCAGGAATCGCACGCGCTAGAGAACAAGTTCCTAGAAACGCTGACGCCGGAGCAGCGAGCCGTTTATGATGCGGCACTAAAGGATCGGCAAAAGAAATGGCGGTTATTTTTGGAAGTGTGGCAGCAACGGGGTCTTCGACCGCAGCAACCTCAAACAAACACAAACGAAAGGTAAAATTATGAAGGGAATGGGCTTCAAAGCAGCACAACGAAGCATTGCGAAGCGTGAAGGTTATTCGATGGAACGGGCCGGTGCGATCCTGGCCGCTGGTGCGCGCAAGGCGAGTCCAGCCGCGAAGAAGCGCAACCCGAATCTGCGCAAGGTCCACGGCTCGATGAACCCCAACCTCAACCCAAAGTACCACTGATTTTATGCCAGTCGGAACGCGAGTTTATCGTTGTGTGCAAAAGGTCAAAGCCAAGGGTGGTCACGTCAATCCGTACGCGGTGTGCCAAGCATCCACGCATCAATCTTACGCGACGGGTAAGGCATTACCTAGCGAGACGAGCCATGCGCGTCACGCTCAACGGAAACGGGGGGCGGCCCGGTATTTGTAGGCTTCTTTTTGGGCCGGTTAATGACGATTAGCCCAATCAGCATTGCGCCAAGCATGAGGGCTTGAATGATGCGCAATTCGATCATCAGCCAATCCAATTTGAAGAAGCGATTTCTGGACATATAATGTTCCTTCGCAGTTTGCTCCTAGCCAAACGGCAAGCCACCCGGCTTGCTGACAGGCTGCTTTATTGGAATGCGCGGATCAACCGCAAACGGCTCTGGCGCGGCATTGAGCGGCATTTCGATTGGAACGCCATCCACATTGCCAACGTCAACTTCTGCAATGCGCGGTGCGTGTTCTGCGGGCAGCATAAGTTCGAGCGCAAGGCGCAGATGATGTCGATGCAGACCTTCGCGGCATTGGCCGGGGACGCTAGGAAAATGGGCATCAAGGTCATGGACTTCACCCCGCCCCTGGGCGATCCCCTGCTTGATCCTGGGCTGCTGGCTAAGGCGCGGATGGCCAAGAGTATGGGCTTTGAGGAATTGCAGATGACCACCAACGGGATTCTCTTGCGCAAATGGGGCGCTGAGCTTTTGGAACCGTTCAACCTCATACGCCTATCCATCGGCGGCTTCTCCCGGGAAGCCTATAAGGAAGCCTATCAGGTGGATCGTTATGACGAAGTGATCAAGGGCCTGAAGTTGGCCCTGTTTTGCGGGCATGATAACCTTCGGATCCATGTGTTCCTGCGCACGGGCCGGCCCATCGCGGAGACGGTCAAGTCTGAGGATTTCCTGGATTGTTTTACTTATCCCAACTTCACCTTCGAACAGACCAATTTCTACGATAACTGGGGCGGGGCCATTCAGCCGGAGGAATTGGTGGGCCAGATGGTCATGCGCCCGGCCAAGAAGAAGGCGGGTGTGCCCTGTATCGCGTTGTTCCAATTCTTCGCGGAACACTCAGGCAACATTCGGCTGTGCGGCTGCCGGTTCAAGGACACCGAGGACGATGAGTTGGTCGTTGGCAACATCCATGAGGACCCGCTGGAAAGGATCCTGCACCCAGACAACATCATGCCCTTGTTGCGCCGATTCGAGGATGGAGCGGTCGTGCCCAAAGTCTGTCAGGATTGCACGCTTTATCGGCCCATCTCGTGAAAAAGGCTCTGGGTATCTTCTTCTGTGTATTCGCAGCTGCATGTTTGAGCACGATCATCTGTCCGGCTTATTGGCGGGTGTGGCCAAGTTGGACGCTGGGCTGGGCGCTGGGAGGGGGGAGCCTGTGGGTTGGGCTGATGTTGCTGCTTGGTCCTCCAGATGGTTAGCTTTGATCATTTGGCGGGCGCGTCCATGACACGCAGCTCAACCCACATCGCATCCCAGGTCGTGGTGTGGGCACCAGTTAGGCGGTTGTAGGTCTGCGATTCGAAGTAGGAACTGCCGATCCACTCGGCTATGCAAAGGGCAACCAGTACGGCGATTATGCCCAAGCACCACTTCATTACGAATGAGCCATCACATCTGTCGTAGGTCATTTTAGCAACGCCAACCAGCGGGCCCCAGGTTCGTTCCGTGAAGCCCAGGAACGCCCGGCGTATGAGGGCGTCGGCTGCCCAGCTGATTGGCGAAAGTCATATCTGATAATCCACCACGAAATCTTCGCGCCATCGCTCGTAAGTGGTGAAGCGTCGTCCGCACAACAGGCACACACGCCTGCGCCTGATTTCGTTGCCGCTTAATCTTGAGTCAATCACTTGACTATTGCCGCTACAGGTCGGGCAGGGCAGGCCGACTGACTTGCTCTTAGGCCACACCGACGCGGGCAAACCGCGCCGGAGCGATTGCGGGCCGGTATGCTGAGTGTGCGGCCTCATTGGCTGACAAGCCGGTAAAAGGTTTGCTCGCCTTGCGGTTCGTCCGAAATCTCGATGGACAATCCCGCTGGCACGTAAGCAGTGAACACATTCTGCCAGTTGCGCAGGTCATGGCTCTCTTGGAGAACCAAATAATGCGTGGGCTGCTCGGGATGAATAACCACGCCACCAATCCAGCTTGGCAGGAAATAGAAGGGCACATCGGCTTTTGTGGCTGGCTGGCCATCCTTGGCGTACTGCTCATCATTCGGATTGCCCGTCCATTGCACGCCCCATGGAGCCAATTGCTCATTCCAAGTCTCGAATGGCGCAAGCTCCGACACATGCGTAATCGAGGTGATTTTGCTGCCTTGGTCCTCCAGGATGACGTTCAGTACCACCCCATGCTGTTCGGTCTCGGACGCTGGGCTAATGCAATAATCGTTGTAGCAGACCAACCCTGCGAAATTCTGCTGTGCACTCTCGGGCGGGGCGTTGGTCGGATAATACTTTCTCTTGGCGCAGGCTCGGATAACCCGAACCGCGACGTAGCCGGAGCCAATCAACAGCCCCAAGCCAACGCCCAGGGCGATAGGACCAGCGGCTGGTTGGATCGGCTGGGGTTCAGGTTCGCCCGCATTGGCGACAAAACTGACCGCCAAGAGCAGCATAAGCGCCTTCTTCCAACTCAAGCAGACCACGACCGCGCCTATGAGTGCGAGGACCAGCGCGACGACGGGCGAATTGCCCAGGAAGTAGGAAGCGATCAGGCTGGCCGATAGGCCGATTAAGGTTCCGATGATTATCTTGGTGGATTTTTTCATACCTGCATGCAATAACTTCCGCAGTTTATGTCGCAGAGTACCGAATTTCGTAGGAGCCGATCCGATACGCGGACATCGAACTTGGTTGCCCATGTTTCCGGCTGAAAGTTAGTGCTGAGTAAGGTCCATTTCCTTTCCCGCCTAGACAGCAACTGACAAAGTGCGTCAGTTGTCTCAGCTGATCTGAACTTGTCAGATTCGGCTCCAATGTCGTCGAGAAACAAGATGTCCGCTTCGATTGAATCGCTCAGCCCATCGGCCATTGGAATCGAATTTTCCACAATCGCACGAATAAGCTCAGGCCATTGAGTCCACTGAATTGTAGCTGGACGCCGCCAGTATTTCAGATCGGCTGCGGTCACTCGGGCATGGTTGGCCCACCTATTCGCGCCCTTCATGGCGTGAGTCTTGCCGCAACCTGATGGCCCAGCGAGAACGAGAACGTAAGGAGCTTCTCCCCTGAACCAGTCCCGGCAGAATTTACCTACCGAACTACTGAGGCGCAGGATCTCCGGGTGCCACGGTTTCAGGCCCAGCCACTTGTCCGTCCAAGAGTTTCCGATCTTTGGCGAGCCTCCGCTTGATTCCGGCCTTGTTTTCTTCCGGGTTGTAGTAAGTGCCTGCGTTGCGGTCAGGGCCACCTTGGCGATTTCGGCTATTGGCCGGGTCGATGGACTTTTCTCGATTTCCATAATAACTATCGAATTTAGTTTTTGCGAAGAGGGTTTCCGGCCTGAGGAACGTCTCCATTTCGGTCCCCATCCACAACTTGCACTGCCGGGTAATCATGAGCCGTATCCCATCCAGATCCACACCGGGTTCTCTAAGCCTAGCCGATATTAGCGCAAGGTTGGTATCAACCTCCCGGTAATGGCTTCCTGAAGCTTCGTTGAGTAGGTAAAGGACCGCTCGGCAGTTTTTATGGTACGCGCCGTCGGGCTTGCCCGACAAAGTACTAGTACCTGCTTCTGCTTCTGGTGCTGCTTCTGGTTGTGTTGACGGTGTAGACAATTCGCGACGTTTGTTGACACGTGATTCCTGTTTCTTGATCCGGAGGTACTCCTTGCGCTCATCTTGGTTGAGTTTTGCGCGATATTTGGCGTGGTTTACAAGTTGCCAGCCGCCTTCAACTTCGAGGATTCTTCGTCCCCCTTCGGCTTTTGTGCGGGAATCTGGGTCCGGTGCCATGAGTTTCTCAAGCGCCTCTCGGCATTCACCCACCGAGACGCGACATAGGTCAGCCAATCCCGGCACCGAGCCTTCCACGATTCCGCGCTTGTCGGCCAGCGCCAGCATCGTAATCCAGACGATGCGAATATGGTTCGGCTCCCGCCAGATTGTTGACAGGACGATGGATCCGAAAAGCTTAGTGTATCCGGTCATCGTGTGCATGATGTCAACAATGTCAACACGAGTGCAAGCAAAAGTTATTGGCCTTGTTCACAGGGTTATTCACGGTGTGGCCTTCTCCTGCTCTTTGGGCCGCTCCAGCACTTCCTCCCGCAGCACCGGCACGGCGACTGGTGCCTGGATGCCAATGACGGCGCTGCCGCGAGCCGTGGACATGAGTCGGACGAGGATACGCCCGTCGATGAGGAAGGATTGCCCGATTCTGCGCTTAAGGATGAGCATGGGAAGAACTCATGGCTTGGTTAGTTTGTCGGCTTCGGCGAGGAGTGTGTCGCCAATCAGTTCACCTGTGACTAACCTGTCACGTTGGTTGCAAATCTTTTCAGCAACTCCAGCCGCATGGCGCAAGGCATCGGCTTGGATAGCGCGAATGTCGTCGATATGCGGATACACCCAGCCTTCGTCTTTTCGATACTGATTATGCCATTCTTCGGCGGTTTTCATTGGCTTAGCGCCTCCACGGGCCGGTCTGTCGTTGTCGGCTTGGTGCGGAACGAACGTGCTCCACGTCTTTTGTCGTGGTTCATCTGTTTCGGGATAGTTAGTGCCGCCTCAACTGGCCATCCTCTTGCGAGGCGCTCAAATATGCGTTGTGAGTTAAGGCCCAGTTCAGCGGCCCAATCTGTGACGCACTGAGTTCGACCTTGGTAAGTGATTTTGACGTTTCGGCGATAATTTCTCGTTTGCTCTTTGGTTGTGGCCCATTTGCAGTTGCCGGGTTCGTAATTGCCGTCGTTATTGATACGCTCGATGCTCGCTCCTTCTGGTTTTGGGCCCATATCAGCGGAAAATGCATAAAAGTCGTTCTTCCAGCGGTCGCAAACACTGATTCCTCGGCCGACATAATGGCGATTTTTGGGGGTATTCACGTTCCGACAACGTTGGAGCATTGAACGCCATGTCTGGTAGGCCGGATTGTCGCGTTTACCACCACGTTTTTGAAAAAAGAAACAGCCACATGAAACAGTTTTGCCGCTTAAGAGCACGCGCCGGGCTCGCTTGATCTCGTTACCGCATCTGCATTTGCACAGCCAGACGGCACCGCGTTGGGTATCGAGTCCAACAATACGGATGGCGGTAACCCAGCCAAAGGTTTGGCCAGTGATGTCTCTTGGAACTGGTAGTTGTTTATGAATTGCCATAGCCTCAGAAGGTTTAGGAATAGCTCATGTCCAAGCTGCGGACTGCCCGGCCACACGTAGGCTTCCAGGCTGACTGGCGCATTGCTGGACACATAGATGCTGATGAGCACATCCGGTGTGGGTTTGATTGTTCCAGCGTACGCACCAAGTTGCAAGAAATGTTCTGGATATTGCGAAAAGCGTTTTCGTTTAGACAGATCCTGCGTTTTTACGTCGCATACAGCCACTCGGCCATCTTGGAGCAATGCCACATGATCCACGCGACCCGCATAGCCTTCGCCGAACAACACTTCTTCGACGATTAATGTTCGTTTCACCCATTTCTCGTACCACCTGAGGTAAAGGTCGTATCCGGCCGCCAACTCAGGGGTCAACGACGCGATAGGGAGCATGACTTTGCCGACCAAGCTTTGATGGAACTCCTGGATGATCTTGTGCAGCGCAAGGCCCTTGTCGCGGGCTGCCACACTGTGCTGTTCGCTCCATTGCACGCAAGCATCGTAATGCTCGCTGTCAGTCCAGGACGGATTGCGCGGCGTTGTGACGGCCGCTTCGAACATCTGGCGCTTGAAGTATTCGATGAGCCCAGGGCCTTTGATCATCGACAAAATTGTTGTTGGCGAGGGCACTGCCTGTACGAGCCGCGCTGCCCTTAACCCGTCAACCAGTTGACCGTCAGATGTATAAAAATGCGCCATAAATCAAAAAGGTTGGTCAATTTCGTTGTCTGGTTCGCCCTGTTCCTTGGCTTGTTCCATGTGGACCTTGGCTTGGTCGCAGGCTCGACCGAAGGCAATGTCGGCATCGGAGGGCGCGTAGTGCTTGCCCTTCCAATCTCGGCCCAACCTAGCCTTGGCCTCGCTGCAATTCATGGTTAGGCCGTATGCCCTCTTGTTGTCCACCCGGAACACCTGCCCCAGCGTCATCGGCTGCTGGTCATAATCCCGCTTCGTCGTTCCTGGCGGCGGAATTGGACAAATGACCTTCTGCCATTCGTGTTCCTCAAAATAGTCGCCTGTTTGCACATCCCATTGCCACGCACAGGCTTGGCATACAAGAATGCCGTCGTAATCCTTGGACATGACCACCGCCTTATGCCCGCAATTGGGGCAGCCTTGAGCCGAGGCGTCCTTGGTTCCGGCGATGCTTACGGGTTCCTCGAAGTTTGGTCCAACACCATCTTGGATAGCGCCTTCCACCGGGTGTTCTGCCGCCAAGGACATGACGGCCTTTTCATGCGCTAGGAATTGTTCGGTGACGGCTGGGGTATTACCGGCAACGTCTTTGTTGTAATCGAGCACGAACACCTGGGCAGGATTGCCCAGGATCGCCTCAATGGTCTCGTTTGGCAGAATCCAACCCCGGTCCTGGGCGTACATATCCCAATATGGGAGGTTTACGACGTTGGCCTTGGCCTTTTCTACGAGCTTGGCCTTGCAACGTTCCATAAAGGCATTTAGGACGCTGGCGAGGCCCTTGGGTGACGCTGGTGACGCTGGTGACGCTGGCTTGGCTCGCTTGAAAGGAGTAGGGGCAGCCTTCGGGGTGTATTGCTGTCTCTTGGCTCCCGCCGCTGCATTGCCGTCATCGTCGTATTCGCCCACCGCAATGTTGAAGATCATTTTCAGCAGATACCGCATGCCATAGCTTACGGCTGAACCAGTTGCGTGGGTTTTGGTCTGCACGTCGCCACCCTTAGCACCCTTGCCGTCGGCTGGCATTTCGATTTCAACCCGATCGGTGTGGCCGGCGCGATGGCTGACTCGGCACGTTATCGTTACCCTATCCGGCCCGGTGGCCCGCGTCCCGAAGGACAAGCTGAACCCGTGGGCCGTATAAATGGGCCGGACGGCCCGGTCAAGCGCCCCATAGGACACGTAACGGCTACGAGTCTGCGGGTTATCGCTATCCCGGGCTACCGGCAACATCTCGCTTTGGGCCGCGTTCATGGCTTGGTCGTATTCCGATTCAGCCCGCTTAGCCTGCAATCGCTCAGCCATGGCGAGCAATCGTTCCATTTTCTCCACGTCAATGGTCGAATCCCTAGTGGCTCGCTCGACTAGAGCAAGCATTGGCTCTATCTCGGGGCCGCGCATCTTCATGGCTGGCTGTTGGTGTTCAACGTCGGCCGGTAGGCCGATGTCTAGGGTTTGGTCTGGGTCAATCATAGAGTCGATTCTTGCGCCGAGTGTAGATGAGTTTACCGTTTTGCCAGATTTTGAGTTCGCCATTCCAGTGTTCTTCAAGACCGATAAAGTCCAGTAAATCGCCCACGTTATCCGATTCCTCGACATGGATTCGGTTGCCCCGCCTCCATTCGCCGCGCCAATGCCACGGCTTGGCTGGCGCAACCGCAGCAGGCGTTGTTGCCAAGGCTGTCGGGAGAAATGGAGCCGCCAACGCGGTCAAGGCGGTCTTAGAGATGAATGCGCGTCGGTTCATGTAGTCAGTGAATCGAACTTGGCTCGGGCATCCTCCAAAGTCGTGTAAGTCCAGCCGCGTTTGCCCCAGTCCTCGCTTGACGGGTATACCTCGCATTCGGGGCGGGGAACCCCAAACACGACCCTTTCAGGGCTTACGCGGACCTTTATGACTTCCCAGTGTGGATGCTCTACATCGGCGTGCCTGCGCTCGACCAGCAGCACCATGCCACGGCGATCAATCACTTTGTGGGTAAATCCGCCCTTAATGAACTCTAGCGCAATGACTTTCATGCCGTTTTAATGGGAATAAGGCTAGTCCGGTCTTTCCAAGAGCCGTCGATTAGCTCCGCATCAGCCTCGACCTTCAGTTGTGTCTGACAGCCCTCGCACTTCACCGCGTCTTGGTTTGGGTCCACGAGGATCTCCTCCCCGCACCTAGGGCAATCATAGGAGTTTTTCATGCGTTTTGCCGTTTGTGCCATCCTCCACAGTTGCAAGCCGCTATGTCGCACTTGAAATAATCGTGCTTCATTAAGATGTGCTCCAGCTTGATCCGCCACTGCTCGGCAATTCGAGGCTCAAGATAACCGCCCTCCAAATCAGAGAGAATTTCCATAATGGCCTCAAAATCCCGGGGGCTCATGCGGTAAGACGGGCCAGAGCCTCGACATAGCGGTCGGCCCAAGTCGGATCCGCCAAAGGCCAGCGTTCGATACAGGCCACCTTGCTAGGACTAATGCCCATCTCAGCAGCCAGCGCCTTGAGGCTGATTCGGGCTTTCTTACGCAGTTGGCGCAGGTTCATTGAGCGCAAGCTTCCTCTCTGACGTTGCCGATCATCCATTCCGACAAGAGCTTGGTTATTAACCATTTGTCGTGTTGGCCCAAGTCCACATCGTCCATAATGCCGCGCACAAAGTCCTTGGCTTCAGTCTTTTGGATCACAACTAGTTGATCGTTATTGGGCATTAAGCCGCACATTCTAGGCGAGTAAGACCGTCGACAGGCGGCAAATAGCGCCTTTGCTTCCACTGGATTCTCTGAGCGCAATTCACAATAAACAGTGTAGTTTTTCAGGTTCATAAGATTTGGGTTTAGTCTTTCCATTTGCCAATAGTCCGTAGGAACGCTTCGGCGCGTTGGGCGGCAGAGGCATGAACAACAAGCTTGCGGTACTCCCAAAGCTGAGCTTCGCGCCCACCGCTTACAACGAAGCCGATCCAGTGATAGAATTTATCGTCCCAATCATCCTTAGAGAGCACTTTCTCTGCCTCATGCATGGCGTTGAGGTCATTGAGGTAATCGGGGAGCGAACGAATGCCGTTGCTCTCTTTCTTCCACCCGCAGGCTTCCGCAATTGCGATCCGTTGTGCTTCTGTATTCATGCTTCGGAGCCAGAACAGACCAATTTACGGCGCACGATCCGGGTTGCGGGCACTTCCTCCTCGACCTCGATCACCCGGCAGCTGTCAGGCGGGGCCGCTGCCCATAATCTGACCTTCTTGCCGTCAATTTCGGTGTTGTAATCGACCATCGACGGATCTGATAAATTGACCTCTTTAGTCCATTTGCCCGCACCCAACGCACCGATCACAGCCAGCGCCTCATCGCGCAGCAGGTTGTTGAAGTCCAGGCTCTCCTTATAAATCGAGCATTTCAGGGCAATGGACTCCGGCACTTTGTCGATGATGCCGGCCAACGACCGCAATAGCTCCAGCTCGGCAACATGCCGAACCTTGGCTTCCTGGATTAAACGCACCGACACGGGCAATGCTGGCGCGGGCTCTTGTTCCTGGGTTGGTTCAAGTTGTGTGTTCATTGTAGCATTCCCTTGGCAATTTCTAGGCTGCAACAAGTGTCTGGTTCGCGGCAAGTGTGCGGCTTCATTGGTTATCCGGCACGGTCAAAGTCGAAGCTTGCTCCAGGGCAATGGCGATTATCGCAGGGGCAACCCGCAGCGGTTGACCATGGACTCCTGTCGGATGCACTTCACCCGTAAACCATTGCCCAGTAATGCGCCGATAAAGGCTTGTAAATGCTCTTGGGTAGTTCAACTCATCGATCCAGCAAACCGAATAAATGCCGCGCCATACATGGACGACATCATAAACCCTGATCGGATGCTTCGGCGTAGGCTTAAGCTTCACGACTTGCCCCCCGTCCATCGGCCGGCCGGGTAGGCTTGCTCCTGCCCGGCGTTGGGGTTTGTCGCTTGCTCTAAGGCCAGTGGCAAGCTGTCCTTGGTGGCACGTTGCTCCAGCGTCTTCCTGCCATCATCCCACAGAACAGTAATCGCGTAATAGTCGGCAGAAACAACTTTGCCCATTTGCCCGGTTCTTTTGCATCGAACCTTCCCGAGAGTGTGGACGGGCTTCATTGGGCACCTGCTTTCTGTGTGTTGACCGTGTTAAAGCGAATGCTCACGTAGTAATACAATTCGCAATCCTCATCCTCGCCCAGCTCGATTCCCTGCTTGGCAAGATGATTTGCCACACTGGCCTCTGTCGCTTTCTTTGACGTGTAGAGCGCGTTATCCTCCGTGCCTTCAGCCGCAAATTCGATTCCTTCCATCGCAATCTGCTCAAGAGCATCGTCCCACGCTTCAGCCGCGCTCTCGCCGCATCCTGTCACTACCCGATCAAACTTCGTGTAAGAACAGCCGCAACCCTGAAAGTATTGCGCGTGCTCTATGCCGTGGTCGATTACCTCAAACTCGCTGACCTTGGTCTCCGTCGTTGTGTTGCTCATAGTCTTTATGATGTTCTAAAGCGGTTCATCCGCTCCGGTTCTTTGGTTATCGCACAAAGCCCATTCGCTGCATAGTCCGTACTTTTACCCAACTCACTCGGCACGCTTCATGCCACAAAGCTTGCGTTTACCTCATCCGCAGCGTACCACCTTATCCCATGTCAACCGCAACCACAGTACCGCCTAAACCAAGCCCGCAACCGCGTAGAGGCCAGCGTCGCGAGCGTAATCAAGCCATTGCAATTCAGCGGGTGTTGGCAGAAACGATCCTAGACCCCGCAACTCCGCCACAATCCCGCGCCTCTTGCGCCACCGCGTGGTCTCGCGTTCAAGAATCCAAGCGCGTGCTTGACGGCAAGCCATTGCCTGGCGCTCTCAGGCCTGAACTGGCCGCACTGCGTGAACTGCGCCGTGGCCGTCAATCCGCTCACAAAGCGTTGCTGGCGATCAATCCCAATGACCTGCCGACAGGCAGCACTGGATCGTAATCACACACGCGCACGTAAGGAATCTTCTTTTCCGCGCCAGACCGTCCCCACCCTCCCATGCCGTAGGGGGCTTTTAGAGCGGGCCCTCTTTCTATAAGGGGCCCGCCCTCCCCACACGGGAGTCCCATTAGGCTACAGGCCGTATGGCGTAATGGACATAAGGCTGTATTGGCGTTGTGGCATATCGACAAATCACCCATCGAGGGCGATTTCGCAGTCCTGACGTGGCGCTGGGGGCCTTTGCCCGCCACGGACCTACACAGCGGTAGGGAGGAGGGGATGCGAAGAATTAAGCAGCAAGGACGTGGTTACGCCAGTCTGCGCCAGCCTAGGGGCAGGAAGTGCGCCGGGCATCGACACACCGCTAGGGATTGAGTTTAACGAGGGACCCGTATTATGGGACGATTCCGGGCTGGGGGATGACCCTTGCAAAGAGGCAGCCGGGGTTTCCTCGGTCCGCTGATTGGATGCTGTGCGAACGGGGTTTTTATAGAGCCAACGAAAGGGGTAATGACGGCGAGTGATCCAATCGCTGATAATGTGCATGTGCACCACGCCGGTAAACCAGGAGATGGATGGGTGGTCGGTGCCGGTGCAGCGCCAGGATGGGCAATTGGCTCTGCGGACAAAGACAGCGGTGGCAAAGGAATCCTCGATTTGGATGACAAGCCAGCGGGTGTCAGCCGGGATGGGTTTGGTGGTCGGTTTGGACTGGAGGAATTTGGGGGCAGAGCGGCGGGGCTTGTGGCGACGTTTCTTTCTTCGGACGGGGGCAGAATAATCGCGGCCAGTCAGGGAATGGTAATGGCCATTGGCCCGGTCTTGGCGGCGTAGTTTATCCCAATCGCGTGCTGGCATTGACTAGAGCAGGCAATCCCGAGGGCTCATGCGGCCACAGCCGCAACCCGAAGGTCTCTTCTCTTCTCTGAGCAAGACTCTCGTTGGATGTGTAAATGCCCATGTTATAACTCGGGATTGCCGTAAAGGGGATAGGTTGGCTTGTGAGGTGTTTCATGCTCAAGTACAGGGGGAGACCAAGGGTGAGGTCGGCGGTTCTCCCGCCGCACCATGCCCAAGCAAGCCAACCAAAGGGTAAGGACAGGTCAGAGCAGGTCCAAGAGGAGTGAGGGTAGATGGAACCCTGCGGAAGATTGGAACTCGTGCCTGACCTGAAAAGGGGATTGGGCCCGCCCTCGACGCACTTAGGTGTGAAGCCAGTGAGGATGGGCACGGGGCCTCTCGTGGTGTTCCCATCAGGCAAATTTTGTTCGACTACTGACTTCACAATGATGAAGTCCTAATCCTGAGCCACAGGATCTGCAAGAACTTTTTTTGGAATTCCTTTGGCCTCCCAATCCCCGCACCAGTAAGACTCGGATACCAGTGGCCATTGGGGCAGACCGTTCTCTGGATTTGCTGCGGGAGAATGGCGTCTGCAAAGAAGATCGTAGTGGCCTCGGGGTTCAGAGAACCGGCAATTGCCGCAGGATTGGCCCGGGGGATTCATTTAGGGGCTTTGATTAGGCGCTTGGTCCAGTGTTCCTGAATCAGCGGAGGCAGGGTCGGAAGATTCCAGAGTTTACCATCCACGAAGATGGCCAACTCGTATAAATCAGGCCATTTGTCGATATACTGCTCAATGAATTTCCACATTTCGCCGCTATCATCAGTGGCAAACTGGCGAATCACCACATCACCTAACGAACCTTCGGTGGGCCATTCGCAAGCCACCACGACATGGAACTTGGTCTGAGGAAAAGCGCGGGTCGGGATGGGATCACCAATCGGGCCTTTTGCCAACACGGCCGGCAACAGCGGCCCACCCGCACAAAGGGCAGCCGTGGCAGAAAGGAAGGCGCGTCGTTTCATTTATGCACCGCCGCCCCGAATACCTGCCAGCCCAACAGGCCAATTAGGATGAAGATGATTAGGGTGAGGCTCAGTGGCTTGGCGTTGGCGGGGCCGATTGGCCAACTGCTCCAGAAGCCAAAGAGGATGCTGATGATATAAACAACCCAGAAAAGTAGAGGTAGTGACATGGGTTACCTTGTTGGCAGTGGTGGCGCGGTGAAGGTTGCCCCGGCCTTGCTGCGCATGAACATGAGCGGCTCGGTCGGATACTGGACCCAGGTGACCGCCACAGCCCCCGGACCAGCCGAGGCCAATCGGATACGCTGATTCCAGTCGATCAGGTCGCGGCTAATTTCGATCACCCCCGGCACGGCGCTGTTGATGGTCAGTGGGATGAGCCGCAGGTTCTGGACTGGGGCAGGCGCAGCCGGCACATTCAGTGGGGTAGCCTGCGGGGATTCGCCTATGGCGTTAGTGGCTGTCACGGTGACTGTGTGGGGCACAGTAATGTTCCAGTTGGGGATAACGATGCCGTTGGTGGGTGATGTGCCCAGGAGCGTGCGGTTGGGTCCGAAGAGTTCATAGAAACGGTAGCCAGTGGCCCCCGCAGGCGTGTCCCAGACAAAGGTGAGGTTGGTGGTCTGGCCAAAGGCGCTGGCACAGAATAGGAGAGGAACAAGGGCGAGGAATTTCTTCATGGCGCATTCTTGAGTGAGTCCCAGCGTTCCTGCAAGGCCCGAGATTCAGGTACGTTGAGGTAGGTGGCGAAAATCTTCATGGCCTCATCCATCATGTTTTGGATGTGTTCCTTGAGCCGCGCAATCTCCATATCCTTCTGGGCAATGATTCGTAGCCCAGTCTCAAATTCCGCACGGAGTCGCTCAATCTGCATATCCTTATCAATGGCCGACGGATCAAAAAGACGTTCACCCTGCGGGCTTAAATTGGGATATGGACTACTCATCGTTCATTGCCTGTAGTGATGGGTATTGGTGCAGGTGGGCAGATGTAACAGGAAGAACGGCTCATTGATGGTGATGTACTGGCAATCAAAGAGACTGACGATCTGGATCTGGCGGGGAAGGGTGGGCGCTTTAACTGCCGCTACTGTTGGGGCGGGCGCAGGCTTGGAAAAGAACAGCGTGGTTGGGATGCCCAACGCAGCGCCGATAATAGCTGACAGCCCGTATTTCATAATTGGATGCAATGGTGAAGGGGCGTCGGGAGTGGGTTCTGTGACTGGTTCGCTCATGGGTTATGGTTTATGTGGATTATGGCGGCAAAACGCCTTCTCGGGATGCGATTCGGTACATCGCTCCACCCTCGAAGACATCGAAGAATCCCATGACGCCCTCTTCCCCATCAACCTCCGGTGGGCGTAATTCCCAAGTCATTAAATCTCGGGAACGTTGGAATGAATAAATGCGATTGGTGTGAGCCGTAAAGGAGACCCTGAAGAATGGGCACTCACAGTCCGGCTCGATCACCGATGCGGCTGACAGGAGCATTCCCGGATCAGTCAATGACGAGGATGGCGTAAAGTTCGTTTGGCGCATTGGTTTGGTCCGCAATGGCAGCGGCGGTGGTAGCGGAGGCGTGGATGGCGTCCATGTTTTTGCATAGACACTCCATGGTATGATGGCCGAATTATACGGCACGGCTTGGCCGTCTGCGTCTTTAGGGCTTATCGAGACCTCGGCGCTCACTACGTACCGCTGCTCCCTACATATCCCACCTTTGCCATCAGAGCAGACCGTGGTCGCCCCGGAATTAGTCAAGAATCTGATAATGGTCAAGCCGACCAGAACATTTGTCATAAATTTGGATTTAGTAGGGCATGCGCCGGATTCGTAACTGATCGGAAGCGGAGGCCGTCTGGGTAAAATGCAGGCAGGTGGTGCAGGGTTGTGGCGGCGAACGGACTGCTCGCGGTGGTAGGTAAATCAAATCCGGCGCGGGATTCCAAGTCACTCCGTCTGTGCTGTATTCCGGGAGCCAGATGAAAGAATCAGGCTGATAGACGGCATTTGTCCGCAAAACGTAAGGCGGGGAATACCACACCGCCATGAACAGGCCATTAGTGGCGACTACTGGGAGCGGGATAATGTCTGTGGTGGTGGTGCTAGCCAGACGCAGGTTTTGCGGTGCGGCCGGTGGAGATTGGGCGAGGGCGGTGATGGCGACTAGGAACGGGAGAAGGATTTTCATTTGCGCTTTTGCTTTCGTTGCATGTGCTGCACGAGTCGATGCATTTTCCGATCAATAATCAAGAACCAAGACACGCCATCATTGATGCGGACTGTGTTCAGGAGTTCCTGCACGCATTCGGCTGCGTGTTTTACGATTAGTATGTCAACCTCTTCCCGGCTCATGCCGCTGGCAGGCTGCTCAAAATCTGGTTAATCTTGCGCTTCTCGAATTCTGCATGGCACTGGCGAGCCAACGCCTCGCCCGCCCAGAAGTCCAGGCCATAATCAGCAGGCTTGGGTTCATCATGGCGCAGCCCCCGCTTCCAATCCCAATAAGCGATGCAGAATCGTTCTTCGTTGCTCATAAAACTAGCATCCGCACAAACCACATGATCACGACCGCCAGGAAGCTGGCGATGCCAAAGACACACCCAGCAAAGGTCAAGAGCCGCATGTCGCCGTAAGCCCCGTTCCGACTAGTCGTTCTCATGTTGGCCTACTTCTACATGATGGAGTGGCTCTTGCGCTAGTCCGTAGTTTTACCTACAAGGGCAGACTGGACCATTGGGTTTTTTCCTGATTGGATTCACAATGCGTGACGAAGAACGAAATTCTCAGAAGAATGCCCAATGCCAGCGAATCCTTCATCAAGCGAAACGCAAAAGATCGTGCTGATAATCAAGCACCCGGTTCCCAGCCTCAATGCGCTGTTCGGGATGAGCCATTGGCAAAGGATAAAGGAGAAAAAGAAAATCCAGATCGCGTTCGCATCCGCATTATCAGCCTGCGGCGTCGCCTCATCGATCCAGATAACCTTTGCCCGAAATACCATGTTGACTGCCTCCGATATGCAGGCTTCATACGAAATGACACGGCGCACGATGTCATTCTTGAGGTCAGCCAGCGAAAGGTTGAAAGCAAAGCCGACGAATGCACCCTCATCGAGGTCGAGCCCATTGATTAAAGACATGACCCGCGCCCTACTGATCCAAGCCTACTGGACTAGGTGTTCCTCCTCTTGGGATCGGTTCGCCTTCGATGTCTTTGTGCAGACGCTTTCCGATTCGGACTTGCGCCAATACCTCCAGATGGGCACTACTTAACCCCGCTTATGGCCAGAATGAAAAGCCTCTCAGCCTTCCCGCCTTACGGCTGGAGGTATATCAACCCTGTCTTTGGCATGAAGAAGGATGACGAAGGCTCATTCTCCACCATCTGCCAAAAGGAATTGGCCCGGCGCAAGGCCAACAAATATCTTTGCGAGAAACACAATCTCGGTCTGGATATGGCGAGTGTGCAACACGACGTAGAGCAACAGAACGTGGCTCGCTGCAGGGCACATAATTGGAACGAGTTCGTTGAGGAAGAAATGCCCATGCAACGCTACGTGGCCGATGGATCAAAAAAAAACAGGTTCGGAAATGCTGCGGGAGGGGGAATTAGGCGAGTTGCGGCTGGAGTGGGAGTACTTATCGATTGGCTCGGGAACGGGGGAAAGCCTGTCGATCAAGCCGTGGCAGAACATCGAGCGAATGTTTGCGCGACCTGCCCGAAGAATGATGGCGGGGATTGGAAAAGTTTTTTCACGGGCAAGATTGCCGACAAGATCAGGAAACAACTGGAGATCAAGAACGACTTGTCTTTGCGTACCGCTCAGGACGATAAGCTCACGGTCTGTTCCGCATGTGACTGCCCATTGCCGCTGAAAGTGTTTACACCGTTGGCCCATGTGCTGGCTCACACTGACGACGAATTGAAAAAACGGCTGGCGGATTGCTGCTGGATTCTCGCAGAGGAAAGAAATCATGCTCGCTAACCTTCAAGCACGCAGGTTTGGCAAGTGGACAGTTATTGGCGATGGCAGATCGCAATTTTGTTTGTGCCGATGCGAATGCGGGCAGGAGAAGCCAGTTTACAGATACGATTTGCTCGGCGGAACTTCGCGCCAATGCGTCCGTTGCCACACGTTCAAGCACGGGCACACGGTTAAAGCCAAGCAATCTCGTACTTATTCCTCATGGATGTGCATGAAGCGCCGTTGTCTGGATCCAAAATTCAAGGACTGGGGGAATTATGGCGGAAGGGGAATTACATTGCATGAGGCTTGGCATTCATTTGACAACTTTTTTGCCGATATGGGAGAACGCCCGCCGCGCACATTGCTCGACAGAATTGATGGGCATGGAAATTACGAGCCGAATAATTGTCGTTGGGCTTCTTTTTCTGACAGTGCAAAAAATCGGTTCAAAACGCGGTGGATAATCTATCAGGGGCAACGGATGACCGTGACCGATGCCGCTGGAAAAATAGGTGTGCCGATAACGTCTTTGCACAGTCGATTGCGGCGAGCAGGCTGGCCGTCTGGCGACATTGAGCCATTCGCTAGGAGTAAACGCAAATCACCATCGCTGAAGAGGATGCTTTTAGAGAAACCATGAAAACTCAGGAACAACTTGTGCGGATGCAGGAGAATCTGCGCATGGCCATGGCCAGCCTTCAGGCCAGTGGCGCACCAGCGGCAGCCATCGAGCGAAGTGCTCTCAGTCTGGCCAGTGCTGATGATGTGCTCAGTTGGGTGCTGGGAAAGCGCAGCGAATTAGGAAGACTCGAACAGGAATACGACCGGATCAAAGCTCAAACACAGACAGCTAATGAATAATATCCCGATCAATTATCCAACTCCTGAAGATGACGCGACCGGCCTGCGGGTCGATGTTGGATTCAAGGAAGGCTCTGTGATGATCCAGTTCAGCAAGCCGGTGCTGCAAATGGCCCTGCGCCCGGAGCACACCCGATCACTAGCCATTGCCCTGCTGCAAAATGCCGAGATGGCCCTAGCCCAGAGCAAACTGCCGCCGTCGAGGATGCCGTGAGATGCAGGTCGTCCTTCCCTTCCATTCTGGTGACGCCCAAGACGCCATCGATCTGCTTTACTGGATGGAGCAGTTGGGCGACAAGAGCGCCACGAAGGCAATTCTGGCTGTGGATGCTGGCGTGGACTGGGGCCAAGCCGTCGAGGTCCTGACCGCCGCCAATCGCGTTTTTAGGTTCGTTCAGATCGTTACAACAGAGGAACCAGTCAGCGGCTGGCCCAGGGGTGCCAATTCCTTATTCTGGAAAGCCGCCGAGCATTGTCAGCGACTAAACGAACCGTTCCTTTGGCTTGAGCCGGACTGCGTGCCACTCTCACGCAATTGGTTTGAGCGCATCCAGGCCGAATATCACGGCGATTTCCTTGGCCACATCTATGAATGCAACCAGCCGGGATTGCCTCGTCGGCTCCTGAGTGGCGTGGCTGTTTATCCGCCAAGTGCCTTCGAGTTGATTAGTCCCTTTATCGGCAACCAGCCACATCTGGCTTGGGACGTGTCGGCGGCTGAAGCGATTTTGCCATTGGCCAAGGATAGTCATTTATTTCATCATCTTTGGGGCGAAAAGGATTCGCCTCCAACATTCCGCAAATCAATCGATCTCACTGGTCCAGTTAAAGCCCACAACGTCCGCACTCTTGATCATCTCCGCAAGGGCGCTGTCGTTTTCCACCGAAACAAGGACGGCTCTCTTCAACGCCTTGTCGCCCACAAGCTGGGACTCTCCGCAGCAACAGATTTTGTAGTCGTGCTGCCCGTCTGCAACATGGACGCGGACCTGATGCTTAAAATGCTCGATTGGATCCTCGAACTCGGGAACTCTCAATCTCACGAAGCCCTGCTGTCCTACGATCAAACCACTCTGCGTGGCTCAGTCTCGCGTATCGCCTCAAAGGCCAGCGCATGTTTTGCTAAGGTGCATCAGACTTCGTACGCAATCCCGAAGGCCACTCGGTTCCCTCAAACCGCAGCATGGCAACACGCCGCTCGCATCATGCAGGACATGGGCAGACCGTGGCTGTGGCTGGAGGCCGATTGCGTGCCGCTGCGTTCCTCCTGGCTGCACGAACTACAGATGGAGTACGATCGATGCGGGAAGCCATTCTGCGGCCCTATTGTCCCCACCCAAGGTCACGTCAATGGAACTTCCATTTATCCGGCCAATACTCCGCAACTGCTCCCGCGTACCATGAGCCATTGCAACAACGCTTTTGATACTGAGTGTAAAGACGAGCTGGGTGCCAATGTTTACGACAGTAAATTATGGTGTCTCGCGTGGGCTGTGAGTCGTGGGAAACTGATGCCAGATGGTGCTGGAGAATTGCCTAGCTTTCCACCTAACAGTCCGCTTCTGCGCCAGATCCCCCACGAGGCAGTAATCTTCCACAGAGATAAGGTCGGTTCACTCATAGACCGATTACGCGAACGAAAATGAGCACCGAAATTTTCATCGTCTCCTGCGCCAAACATTTCTCGTGGCTATCGTACTGCCTTCAGTCCACATCCAAGTTCGCCAGCGGATTTTCTGGGGTCACGGTCCTGATTCCTCGGGGTCAAGAATCGCAGCTGCCAGATCACATCAAAAATTCCGCGTCCCATAAAATCTGCCTTGGCGATGAATGGCCCGGCAGAGGAATGACCTGGCACATGGCGCAAATCATGCGTGCCGATCAATGGTGCCCTGGGGCCGATCTTATCCTGCACAC